AAAACTGGATGGAGACCCACTAATGAAAAAGAAAAAACACCAAATCAAATCATCTTGGTATTACATCTTCTGGGGAATCATGTCAGCTTCAGTAGTAGCCGGACAAATTTACGTCGGTACTGGTTACAGAGAGATGTCGGAAAGTATCAGAAAGAGCATCATCTTATTTGATCCTCCTTCAGCCTTTCCACACATACGTTGAGACATGTCTCTTCCTCATCGTCTAAATAACAATGAGAAATGCATTCAAAGTAACGTTCAACTGGATCGTGTGTGTTCATTTCAAAACTTTAGCCCATGTTGTACTAAAAACTTAGTGAGTACAAATTCTCAAAAAATTAAATATGGATAAACATGACATCCCTTTCTTAGGAGATTTTTATACTAAAAGTGAAGTAGACGCCATGGTTGCAGCTGCTGTTGAAGAAGCTAGAGCAATCGATGAAGCATCGATGGCAGAACATAACTTCAAGGCAACAATTATTAGTATGGTTTTAGGCTTTATATGTCTAGCACTATTTGTAGATGGATTACTTCGCATACTTGGTATCATTCCACCATTCGCAGGTCTTGACGTTAATATTCTGGATGATATCGCAGAGAAAACTACAAAGATAGTAGAAAAAGACTTGGCTCCAGTATTAAATAAAATTCCTAGAATTTAATTAAGCCTTTTAAAAAATCTCCTGTTCTTTTACCTATATCAGTTTCAGGATTATTACTTATACCAAATTGACCAACTTGTAAATCAGGCATAGCTTCAGTTGCTTGATCCAAAGCTGATCCTTCTTGACCTTGTCCCCAAAGCTGAGCCCCTATAGCAGTTGGTCCTGCATAATTTTTAAGAAAATCTAAACCTCTTAAAACAGCTTGACGCCCTAATGGAGTTGGTCCCGACATGAAGCCACCTTCATTAGCAGGCACACCTGGTCGGAATCCACGAGTTAAATCCCATCCTCCTTTCGAGCCTCCTTTACCAAACTTACCTCTCTGACTCCAATCATCTCTAAAAAGATCTCCCCAACTAGCAGTAGCTTCATTAGGAATACGAGTATTTTGTCCTTTAAAAAACCAATTTGTAACAGGGTTAGACATTACCAACCCTTACCTAGAGGTACTACTTGTGGAGGAAATCTTGGATCATATGTACCAATAGGACCTAAACCTGCTCCTGGATCACCATCTCTTTCGTAATTCCATTCCATAGTCTTTACTCCTGGATGATGTCCCCAACCTGGTGCTCGTTCTCCCCAATCATATTTTGGAAAAGGTACAGGTGTATTTGAATCATTACCACCAAAAATACTTCGATCATATTTTGGAAATGGTACAGGGGTAACTGGTCCTCCTAAAACACCTGTACTCCGTACAGTAGGTGGTAATCCATTTGCTTTCTTCCATTCTTCAAATTCCTGTGGAGTCATCAAAGCTACTTCTGGATTCGTTTTACGAGCTTGGTAAAACCCAGATTCTCTCTTAGCTTGATCCTCTTGACGATGATCATACCCCCACGGATGTATAGGTCCTCCATAATCTCGATTATGTTCAACAAAAGAATTTCCTAGCACACCATCGAGGTTTTTCTTAATCAGTGGATTCATATTATTAACACTAAATAAATAGGTATTATCTTGTCTATTTTAGATTATCCAAGTACAGTTGCTATGCACATAAATATCTCATGCCACCACGTACTAAAAAAGAAAAGCCTTTTACCGAGATGTCGAACGAAGAGCTTTCACAACTACAAAGTGGTTACATAGACTTACGTAACCACGCTGACTACTATCTCCAAGCAATCCTCAAAGAAATGCAGGTGCGCTTAGAACAAAATCTTGTTAAGTAACCATGAACATTATCAACGCATGCGCCAAGTACACAGGGTACGAAGAAAGCATCAAAGCTTTACGTTTTGAAATACCTGGGAAAGGAAAAAATCCTGCTACCCCTCTATTTGTAATTTATAGTTTTGCTGCCCAAGAAACCAGTGCTAATCCTAGTGCATTTGAAATAGGCTCAAATGTATTAATAACAGGGAGACTCTATAAAAGGGTTCAACCAGATGAAGAAGAAAAAGATGGTCGTATGTATGTCGTACCTACCCAAGAATTACAGATTACTCATCCTAATTGCGAATTAAATCAAGTTCAGCTCGCTGGTGCAGTGGGTTGGAGAGGAGATCTAAAAGTACTTCCTAGAGGGAATGGAGTCGTTAACTTCCTTCTACTATGCCAAGCTAGTAAACAGAAACAGCTTAATCACGAATGGGATGATAGTGTCCCCTTTAAAATTGAGGCATGGGGAGAAGAAGCAAAACGATTTGATAAACATGTCTACGTAGGTAGATCACTTGCTCTAGGAGGAGCTTTAAAATTTGACTGTTGGACTGCAAAAGATGGTTCCAAGCAAGGAGGCTACAAAGTTTCAGCAAAAAATGCTCAACATGCCTTATTTGGAAAAAGTCAAAAGACTGAAGAAAAAACTGAACCAGTTACTACTCCAGCTGTTGAAGTTACAAAAGATGCCGAAGATGGCATCCCTTTTTAAAAACGCTATCCTTTAAACAAACTCAAAAAAATTATGTCTTTATTAGACCGTTACCTTGACACTGAAAAATATCAAGGAGAAATACGTCCTTTACCAAAAGCTTTGTTTTATCAGAGATTTGGTAAGCATGAATTATGGATGACAAATATGGATGCTGACAAAGCTGGCATTGATATTAAAAAACTTAAAGAACAACCTGATGCTCAAACAGCAAAAAGAAAATTTGGAGCTGGAGCAGGTGCTGAAACAAAAGAAGGAATTGTATTTAAGACTCCAAGATTAATGGTCATCCGAGGTGCAAAATTTGATGACCCTGTTTTCTGGGAAGATAAAAGACAAGAAGAAAGAGGAAAAGTCTATGGTCAAGTAGGCGTCATTCCTAATCTTTGGGAAGAATGGAACAATGATGATAGTAAACCCGGCGATCCACCATTTAGAAAACGTCGCGTAGTACTATTTTTCATAGTTGATGCAAATGGTATTCCTATTCATGGAAAACCAATTTCTTTAGCTCTACATGGAGGAGCATCAAATAAATTTGTTGAACGCTATCAACAATTCTTAGAACAATTAGAAGCAGCCTTTAGTAAAAAGTATAAAACTAAATCAGCTGCAGCTATGAGTGATCTACAAGCCGCTGCTTCAATTTGGACTCCTACATTTGATGCAGAAGAATATGGAACTGATGCAGGATCATCAGCAATTACCGTTGCTGAATCATGGGTTATTCCTACACCAGAAACCCTTGAGGATTTCTATCCGAAAAAAGAAGAGGACTTTAAATATATCGAAGAAGTTTACGAATCTCTTCCACCCGCTCTTATGTATAAGCGTTATTTTGCAGCATGTGAAGATGAGTCCAGTTGGCATCCATTAGTTGCCGGAGCATTGGATAGTCTCAAACTTCCAGAAGCAAGAGATGGAGGAGCTGCACTAGGAGCTAAAGATGAAACTGGTGCTTTAGTTGGTGGCCTAAAGTAAAACTTAATATGGAGTATTCAACTCTCTATTTAGTCATGACAAAATTGCTGTTCCTCTCCATTGGGGCTGGGGCAGCTTTTTTAATTGTTGGACTACTAGCAGCTACTCTTCAAGACTTAGAAGAGGATAATTTAGAGTAAGCCTTTTCAGCTTTCTTCATAATCTTTAGTGCCTTTTCTCTAGAGACACATTTCTCTGCCTTGGTCGCCAGCTTGACCAACTTCTTATACTGTTTTGCTGAGTTCAACCGTCGTAACTTTTTTTAATCACACCTTGAGTCTCTATTTCTGCTAAACGTTTGCAAAGACCACGAATAACTGCTTGACGCTGAATCGCTATACCCAACAAATTCATAGCCCCATGTCGTAATTCCTCAATATCCTGTACCTTTTCAATCTGAGTTGAAACAGCTTTAAGAGTAAACTCATCTTCCAAACTAGGAGTTTGGTCAATGGGTTCAAAAGATAGTTCGACTACTTTAAAAGACGACATAACTGAAGAGACCTATTACTTAGTCTAACTAATGTTATTGACAGAGACCGAACTAAGATTAAAATCGGATCACAGATCACTTAATTAATGGCTAAAGCTGCTTGGACAGATGGTAAAAAGCAAAGCGATGCAATACCAAAAAAGACCTCTATAGGTGATGGCAGACGTAAGCGTGGCTCATATGCTTGGAAAAGTAAAAAGAAATATAGAGGACAAGGAAAGTAATGGCAGACCCTATCTCTTATCTTCGTCTATTAGAAGAAGGTGAACAAATTGACTATTTATTAAACTCACCAGATGTAACTGACGAAGAAAAAGAGGAACTTAAATACATATGGAACTCGCTTAAGTCTAGAAAAGAATCTAAATTTGATGCCATTGTAGGTGTTATTAAAGAGTGTGATTCGATTATAAATAAACTAGAAAGAGAAGAAAAAGAAATAAAAAATAGTAAAGAACACTGGAAAAAGAAGAGATCTAACGTTATTAATATCATTAAAATGGCATATGAAAAACGATTAATAAGTTCAAAACCCACAGGTGATAAGTATCAAGCAACTATTAGACCAACTAAAACAAAATTAATTGACAATTTTGATAAGTGGACACGTAATGAAAAAGAAAATTTTGGACTTTATAAAAGAACTGTAATTACAAGAGCAATAGATAACTCAATCATTAATCAAAAGCAAGAAGAGCTGCCAGATCGAGAGAGAATTAGAAAAGTCTTATCTGATCATCCAAAAGAGGCTCCCTCCACTTCACGACTAGTCCAAAGAGTCTCACTTGTTTACGGTTTACGAAAAAGAATTAAGAAAGGAGTATAAAGATCTTGAAAGCAAAACCTTCAAATGTCATATTATTAATAAAGAGACGATTTCCCAGATGTATTCATTACTCTGTGTACCATTCTCAGACCAACGTCTAATCGTTTCCATTGCACATCCACAAGACTACATCTCACCTAGATCTTGGTCAGTTTCTATAACTGAAGATGGTGTTTTTGATTTTCCAGAAACACTTCTTCAAAAACTTAACTGGTCTACAGGTGATGAAATCGAATGGATTGATAAGGACAACGGCACATTCACTCTTACTAAAATCAATGGAACCGCATCGCAAAAGAATGTATCACGATTTAATCGAAGATTCAGCCAGAAGGAAAGACGAAAGATCCAAATGGGATCTGATTCCACCTAAAAAACCAAGCCAGAAAGACATTGAAGCGGCAAAGTTTAAAGGTAATCTTGACGAACAATACAAGCTCTTTGATCGCTAAAGATTAGGGCAGATAAGGTAGTCTTGTTGTTGCAAACCAGCAGTGAGACAATCAAAAAAACTTCGGTATCGAGGAGGACCATCGGAAATCCTCGATTCAATAATATTTTCCGATTATGAAATAAAAAGTTTAAAACATGGAAATACAGGACATGTCCTTTTTAAATTTCCAAGCAAACTCTACAACTGGGAGGGATGTTGGACCATGGATCTTCAAACAGCAAAAAGTGGAGTTCTTAAATATCAAGAGCATTTAGCGAATCCGAATAAAAAAGAAGAGTAAGACAACCGTAGAATCAAAAATACACAGGAAAAAAATGAAGACAAACCTCATGGATGAACTAGCAAAAGACATCCATACCTACCTACTGGAAGTCTCAACTGATTTCGAGGGTAACCACTTAGTTCTTATACCTATTACAGAAGTGGTTAAAAAATTTGGGCGCAATCATAGAACTATTCAACGTCGTATTCATGCCCTCAAAGACGAGGGTCTACTTACCCCTGTAATTAGAAGAAGTACCATTTCTCTATACCACATTCAAAATTTGGAGGACTGATTATGCCAGAACATGCCACCCCTGATCCAAATCTGGAACACCTAGATTTTCTTCTCTCATCATTTACCGATAATGGAAAATCTTTACGCGCTTTCACCATTAATCCTCAGGAACTAGCAATTACTATCTTGACTTCCGGTTTATTAGCTAATTCTAAACTAATGATAAGTCCTGAAGATGCTATCAAATCAGCTTTTGATATTCATGCGAGAATCCAAGCACATGTAGGACAATTTCAAAACATGCAATTCGCATCCAAAATTGAAAATTGCTTTACTGAAAGACCACCAGAAGTTGAACACGACTAATGAAAACTAAACCAGAACTAATCCTGACAACACCTCAAGGAGGCACTGTTCATACCTATCCTTTAACAGGAGGTAAAACAACATTTGAAAGATATTTAAGTTGTTACATAGGAAGTTGTAAGTTCTTTAACAACATAGAAGAGGCTAAAAAACATCTAATAGATATTGAACCTAAAGAATGAGCAAGATTTAGGAGGGTTATTCTCCTTAAGATCTATACATCTTGCGACGTGTCGAATAATGATTTGGATTATCGCTCCCAAGGAGACACAAGAGTAACAATTGGTGGATCGAGACATTACAAAACGCCATACGGCGCACTCCCTTCAGTTACTACAATTTTATCGGCTACTTCAGGAAATAAAGCTGCTTTAGAAAGATGGGCTAAGAAAAATCCAGGAGGTAGAGAAGCTGCCGCAGCTAGAGGAACTAAGGTCCATTCCTTAATGGAAGAATATTTATTAGGTGTTAACAAAGAACCACAAATTGAAGACCCAGAAATAGCAGAATTTTGGGACGGATTATCAGATAATTTAGATAAATTAGAAAATGTTGTTTGGGCAGAAAATCCAGCTAATCCTGATGATTATGGTTGGACAATGGGTGGAGATGGTATTTCTCGTGTATGGCATCCTGGTGTTGATGAAAATAAATCTCATGGATGGGCAGGAGCACCTGACATAGTTGCAGAATACAGAGGACAATTAGTACTTGGAGATTTAAAAACAAGTAATGGTCCTTATTACTCCAGATGGCCTGGAGCTGGAACTCCAAAAAATGAATATGGTAAAAGGAGAGCAGGCTTTATGAAATATTCCAAATGTCAATTACAAATGGCAGCCTATGCACTAGCTCTAGAACACACCATTGGACTTAAACCAGAATTGATTATGACTTTTGTTGCAACAAGAGAAGATAGCCAAGTATTTGTAATTCAAAGCACAACAATTGAGAAGTATAAACAAAAATGGTTAGACACAGTAAGCAAATATTACAACGAGATTTTACCTGCTCAAGAAAAGGCAGAAGTTGAGATGGAAGGTATAGACGGGGATAAAGAGGAAACTTGAAGGATAAATAAATTTCCTATACATTGGTTATACAGCACACCTAGCGTTTTAACGAAAAGTAGCTACGCTACTGCTGGTGTTATTACCGAAATATACGAAAAGAGAAAAACGTGCCTACTGCCTCACAAGAACCAAAACGTCCTGATAATCATCTAAAAGCAGGTGAAATCAATCTTGACTTAATACCTGCCCACTGGCCTTTAACTCCATTAAGGGATAAAAGAGCATATATTGCTGGCTGGACTTCTCAACCTTACTCTGTTGAGCGTATCCGACAAGAATTAGAAGACGGAGCTGCAACTGGTGTAGGACTTATAAGTGGGCAATGGTCTAATGAAGGTGGGCTTATTTGGGTAGATATTGATGGTCCTGACGCAATACCAGAACTTGAAGCATTAGCCGGTGGAGCTATAAATACAATCTTTCCTCCAACATTAACCATTTCCTCTGGTAAAGAAGGAAGACAAAGAATGCTTTTTAGCATCCCTTCTTCAAAACTTTCTTTATTACCAGATAAAGCAACTATTAAGATTGGGATTCCTTCATTTGAAATCCTCTTTCGCTCCCGTCAAGGAGCACTTATGGGCAGTCATCCTGATACTGAAGGTTATTACACTACTCCCCATGGTGGCTTCGAATATGCGAAAAATCCTCCTGAGTTACCTGAATGGTTATTTGAGGCAATAGCTAAAAAATTTCCCACTAATAAATATCGTAAATCTCCATCCGTTGGTGTTGTTACTCAACAAGTAAACCTTAGTTACGAAGACGGTTCTGAATATCAAAAAGAAGACTTAGTAAATGAAGCTAAGATTTATCTTGATCATCTTAATCCAGAACGTGCAATTGATTATGAGGAGTGGATAATTGTTGGAGTAGCCCTTCATCAAATTGATGAAACCTTACTACAAGACTGGGTTGATTGGTCTTCTGAAGCACCTAATTTTGAGGTAGGTGTTTGTGAACAAAAATGGGAAACATTTGAAAAAATGCCTGGGGGTCCGGCTCCAGAAGGAGGTGCAGGTCTTCATACTCTTAGAGCAAAAGCTAAAGAAGATGGCTTTGTAGAATTTGGTGGCTTTGTAGTTGAATCTTCTCCTGAAGTCTTAGCTAAACGCGCAAAAGCTTTATTTAAGGAAGGAACTGGAGCAAAAAAAGAAAATATAGCCGATTTAAATACAGCATTAAAAGAAATAATCGGTCCTCCCTCCCAAAAAGAAAAAGAAGAAATAGAACAAGCAGTCAAAGGTAGAGCAAGACCTAAAACTCCACCAGCTTCAGAACTAGCTGACTTTGTTACTGGGATGGTAATTGAATGTGGATGGAGATATGACCCTAAATTTGATACCTTTATGTTCTATCAAAGAAGTAAAGGAACTTGGAGACGTGAGGAGTATCGCCACGAATACAAACACTTCGTACAAGACCTCTTTTTAAGGGAAAATATTCCTACTCCAGGGGGTTTTACTTCTCACTTACTTAGTGATGTCGTTAACTTAACTCAGGCTTACATTACCCATACCTACTGGGATGACGATGATGATCGATTAGCCTTTAAAAATGGTGTTCTTGAAATAAGTACTGGAGACTTTCTTGATCATAATCCTGAATACTATCTAACATGGGGTCTTGATTTTGATTATGAACCTAAAGCAAGTCCTGGTCCTATCATCGACTGGTTGAAGCGTACACAGTATGGAGATGAAGAAAGAGTACAAGTCCTACGAGCTTGGCTTAAAGCTTGCCTGATCGGTCAGGGGCATGAGCTACAACGATTTTTAGAAGTCATTGGGCCTGGAGGTAGAGGTAAATCAACTTTTGCAAATCTATGTTGTGCATTAGTCGGACATGGTAACTACGCCAGTACAACCCTAAACCAACTAGAACAAAGTCGATTCGAAGTTGCTTCAATCAAAAACAAGAGATTGACTCTAATCAATGACTCAGAACGTTATGGTGGATCAGCTCAAATCTTCAAAGCACTAACTGGAGGAGATAACCTCAGATTTGAAGAAAAAAATAAAAATGTTGGAGAACCTTTCGTCTATACAGGCATGGTTATGGTTTGTGCAAACGAACCAATCCAAACAACAGATAACACTTCTGGATTGTCAAGACGACGCTTAACTGTCGAGTTTAATCGCTCATTATGGGATAAAAATTCTCAAGCGAAAGAGATGATTAAAGTCGAAGGTGGAGTGGTAAAGGGCTTATGGAAGAACTTCTTACCTGGATTAGTTAACTGGGTATTAGATATGAAAACTGAAGAGATGCGTGAATATCTACTAGATACCTATGAAAAAGTTCATTCACTAAAAAGAGTACGTAATGAGATTCTCCTTAATAGTAATAATCTAGTTGAATGGCTCCAGTCTGAAATAATCCATCAAGCAGACGTCGTATCTTCTGTAGGTAAGAAAATTCCAGCTGCCAAAGATGCTAAAGAAAGATACTGCAATAGTAATTTTCACCTATATGCCAGCTACTGCTCATACTGTGAGGATACAGGCTCAAAACCAGTAGGTCAGAAACGCTTTATTGCACTCCTTCTTGATTGCTGTAAGAACCAATTAGATTTAAAAAATGTAAGTCACTTTACTAAGCAAGGACGCCCATTTATCAAAGGTTTAGCCGTTAGAAAGTCTGATCAAAAGCACGAATCTTCTCCAACCATACTGCCAGAAAATAAATTGGCATAGTGAAAACCCTTACTACATCTGGGTTTTTAGATGTTAGTTTAGGAAGGTCTTAGATATTTTCGACAACAATGATTAAGCCTATTATTTTTGCAGCTGCTGCTGCTTCTTTAGCCGCTCCTGCTGCATTTGCAGGCGGCCTCTATGCAAACGTCGAGTCAAATGCGTCATACACAGGTTCAGACTATACCTCTAGAACAACAGATTTCCATATCGGCTACGAAGGTGGTACAGATTCTTTTGGATACTATGTACAAGGCGGTCCTGCAGTAGTTGCTGCTGATGGTGTTGACTCTGATACAAGAATTTCAGGAAAAGTTGGAGCTAACTTAGCTGCTACTGAAAAGCTTGGTTTCTATGGTGAGCTATCAGTTTTAACTGCAGATGCAGACACCAATGATGATAAGTCTTGGGGTACTAAAATTGGAGCTAAGTATAAGTTCTAATCTAACTTTTAAGAGTAAAATAAAGCCTGCTAGTACTCCACTAGTGGGCTTTTTTATGACTTATCAAGCACTACCTAATCAACTACATGTAAAGAATAGTCCTATAGCAGGACAAGGGATTTTTGCTAAAGAGACTGTACCAGCTGGACATGAATTAGGAATGTCTCACATCATCCACAATGATGAAATTTATAGGACACCTTTAGGAGGTTTTATTAACCACTCTGATGAGCCTAATTGTCAAAAATATCCAAAAGATCAGTTTTATTTCATTAAAACTATTAAAGAAATAAGAGAAGGAGAAGAATTATTCTTGAATTATACTTTTTACAAGATTAATTAGTAATAACCGTAATCAATTAGTAGGTATTTATACCTATTTGTAACAAAACTTAATGTAATATAAAGGGGTGAATATTTTACACAAATTTAATCATGACTCCTGAAGCAGAAAAGTTCAATGGCTGGGCAGCAATGCTCGGTGTCGTAGCAGCACTAGGTGCATATGCTACAACTGGTCAAATTATTCCTGGAATCTTTTAAAATGGATTCTCATATAACAACTGAATATGGTAAGCAAAATATCTTCGCAAAAGAAGTTCAACCTAGAATCAGCGAAGAATATAAAGGATACATTGAGGAAGCTGAACTAGCTAACTCTCGTTGGGCCATGATTGGATTTGTTGCTTTACTAGGAGCATATCTAACAACTGGTCAAGTTATCCCTGGTATTTTCTAAGATGGAAAACTCTAACGCAGCTATTTGGTCAAGAGCAAATGGCAGGTTTGCAATGATGGCATTTTGGGTACTCATCGCTGCTTACACTAAATTCACATACTTCACATAATCACCTATTCGTGATTAAACCTAAATGTCAGACGTTCAGTTAGCATTATTTTTTCCTTATCTTCCTGTTGTCGTCTTACTTATCATCTACTTTGCCTCTGGTGCAGATATAGATGATGATGACGACGATTCTCAGGGAGGTAAAGGAATATTTCAACCTATCTATGCACCAGCTCCTACTTCATAATCGCTATATTAAGTGACTATAAGGTAAGTAAATAATTCTTGGTATGTGGTAAATGGAAAGTGCAGTCCATGCATGGCAAAACCTAAGTTGGTTTGACGGATTCATGTTCTCAGTTTGGCTTGGTATTTTGTACTACGGCAAACTGAGAATTGATCTGCACTTCTATAGAAAGCGTAAATAATTTAAGAGTAAACTGCTTTACCTTTAGTTATTGCAGCATCAATTGCTGTAAAACTTTCAGTTGTCCATATAGAGGTTGTTCCATCCTCTTTTTTGTATGCCTTGATAATTTCAAGATGCTCTACATTACGCTTCATTGCATCCTTGTACTCAGCGTCTGTTTCTTCTGATGTCTTAGCTGTATTGATTACAGTGACGCTATCACCAGCTGCAGAAAAAATCTCTGCTACTTCATCGGCTGTTCTTTCTGCCATGATAATAAAAATTAATTAGCTATATTCTAATTCTAACCTGCTTTAAGTGCTTTAACTTCTATAGATAATTCCTTCACTGCATTAACTAATGCCCATAAAATAGGATCAGTTTGAACAGTCTTTGCTCCACGCTCACTTACTTTTATACATTCAGGAAGAACAGCTTCCACCTCTTGAGCAATAACACCTGTTTGAATTTTTCCCTCTCTATTTTTACCAAGACAAACTTGATCTGGTTTTTCTGCTAATGGAAACTCACTCATATCAATTTCATCTTCTGTTCTATATTCAAAATTAGTTACTCTTAATTGATCAATTTCAGCAAGTCCTTTAGTACTTTCTACTATATTCTTCTTAAGTCGTCTATCTGAAGTAGTATCCCAAGCAGTTTGGTTACTTCCTTGAATACAGTTACCACTACCATCACCTCTAACCCATACATCAGCTGCACCAGCAGCACCGGAGCCTCTAGCAATATATAGCATATTAGAGCCAGTTGTAACCTGACCATTACCAGCGTGAGTACCTAAGCAAACATTATGACTACCTGTAGAAATACTATATCCAGCACTTACACCAATAGTTGTATTTGATCCTCCTGTTGTAAGATCGTGTAAACCAAGTCTACCAAATGCTGAATTATAAGTACCTGTTGTTATGTTACCTCCGGTACTTGTACCAAAGCAATTGTTATAACCGCCAGTAGTAATGTCATAGCCAGCCCAATGACCAACCATAGTATTCTCGTTGGCTGTATTAGTAGCCCCTGCTAAAGCTCTATCACCTAGTGCAGTATTGTATTGTCCTGTTGTGAGACTATAGCCACAATTATTACCAACAAAAACGTTATAAGAAGCAGTTGTGTTTGAATATCCTGCATATCTACCAACAGCAACATTCTGTCCTCCTGTAGTAGCATTTTGTAATGAAGAATTACCTACACAAGTATTATTAGATCCTGTTGAAAGCACTGATAATCCAGCGTATCCAACTGCAACATTATCATTTCCTGTCGTTATTGAATCACCTGCATAGCCTCCTATTCCTATATTATAACTAGCAGTTGTAGCTTGTAACAGTGAATGATAACCAACAGCAACATTATAACCACCTGTTGTATTATCTCTCAGAGCTTCATACCCAAGAGCATGATTACCAGTACCAGTTGTGTTTGAATGAAGTGCTCTAAAACCAACTGCTGTACTAGCACCACCTGTAGTATTTGCTTCTAATGCTTCGGAGCCAACAGCAGTAAGCTCAGAACCTGTCGTATTCGTTTCTAAAGCAATATAACCAACGGCTGTGTTATTACTTGCAGTTGTATTGTTATCTAAGGCATGATCTCCAACGGCTGTATTAGCACCACCTGTAGTATTTTCATCTAACGCCTTTGTACCAACAGCTGTATTAGATGCACCAGTATTTACTTCTAATGCTTTATAACCTACAGCAGTATTATTAGCTGAACTGACATTTGTAAACAATGCTTTATAACCAACTCCAACATTCTGTACTCCTGAAGTTAGATTTGATAATGCATATGAACCAACAGCAGTTGTTTCTGATGTAGTACTAACTGCGTCTAATGCAAGATTACCTACGGCTGTATTATCAGAACCTGTCGTAACTGCATCTAATGCAGCAGAACCAATACCAGTATTACTAGCACCTGTTGTACATTGCTGTAAGCAATTCATACCTACAGCAGTATTATTTGCTCCAGTTGTATTAGCTTCTAATGCATCCATACCTACAGCAGTATTATTAGATGCAGTCGTATTGTTATTTAATGCATTTCTACCTACAGCAGTAAGGGCAGTACCAGTGGTGTTTACATATAAGGAACGTCTACCTACAGCAGTATTATTACTTGCAGTTGTGTTATCTTTTAAAGCATATGCTCCAACAGCAGTGTTCTCTGCTCCTGTGGTGTTATCTTGTAAAGCAGCTTCACCAAAAGCAGCGTTATTAGAAGCAGTTGTGTTATTAGCTAAAGCTTGATTACCAAAAGCATTATTATTATTACCTGTTGTAGTAGCTGCTAATGCAGACTTACCAAAAGCACAGCTATAACCTCCTGTTGTAGTATTAGCCATAGCTTCTCTACCTACAGCAGTATTACCATCAGCACTTGTTATATCAGTACCAGCATCATATCCTATTAAAGTATTAGAATTAGCATCTGTTCCAGTAAATGCGTCTCCAGCATTCGTACCAACTACAGTATTACTTTGTCCATCTGTAGTTACTAATTTAAGGCCAGAAGCAATCATTGCTGCTGTTATTGTTCCAGCTCCTGGCGTTGCACTTTGCCAAGAACATGTACCATCTCCATCTTCTCTTAAAAATTTAGTACCCCCGCTTTCTCCTGTAGACAATACAGCGGTACCTTCCGGTGCATTAGCATCAGAAGCCCACCCTAATGCCCCTGATCCATCTGTTTTAAGTACTTGATTAGCTGAACCATCAGCTGCAGGAAGAGTCCAAACTAAATTACTACTTACAGTAGATGGTGCTTGTAAACCTACATAATGTGAGCCATCGGCATCTTTAAATCTAACGTCAGCTGGAAAAGCAAAATCTCCACTATTAGCAATCTTTGAAGGTGTAACTGAAGCATCAGCTGGCGAGTTGATGTCCGAAGTATCACCTTGAATCATTCCCCAGAAACTTAAAGTAGATGCTGGAGCAGTCGTAAAGGTAATGACAGCATCGGCTACTGTAAAATCTGTCCCAGGTTTCTGTAAAATACCTCCAAGGATTATCCAAAGTTGATTAACACTCGCTGGAGGAGACGATGAACTTGATACAGTTAAGTTGAAAGCAGTTGTGCTTCCGTTGAAACTACTTGAGATGTCGTCAAGAACACGATTTTGTCCTCGTACAAGTTGTCTACCGATGTATGCCATTTAAATATCAAACAAGAAGATACTCACTCTTTGCAGAGCTTTCTCCTCATTGTAAGATCACTAATCTGTCAAACTTATGCGCTTTCTAACGCAGCAACTTTAGTTTCTAGTGTTTCGATTTTTGTGATTGCTTCTTGTAAAGCAGCAGTGAGTAAAGGTACAAGTTTCGATTGGTCTATTTGCTGATATTCTGGTTTCCCTAAGTCTGCCTCTTTTCTAGTTTTATTATCAACCTGTGCTTGAGTAATAACTTGATCTTTTTCACCAGAAATTGCTTCTGGCACTGCTGTTACTTCATGTGCAAAGAATCCGTCAACTGTTGTAGATGGATCTTTTTTAAAGTTAAATCTATATGGTTTAAGAGTTTTTAACCTTGTAATACCATCAGTTATTGCTGCAGCATTTTCTTTTAGTCTATAATCTGAAGCTGTATTATATTGAGTTGCAGAACCATGAGATCTTATACTTCCAACTACATCTGCATTATCATCTAGAAAAGATATTTGTGATCTATATGTAGAACCAGTAGCTCCTCTATGTCTTATTTGAACACATGAATGATCATCAGTTCCAGCATGATCAATATACATTAATTGACCATTTGTACCTCCGTTGGCTGCACTCTTCTGGAATGTAAAAATTTCTGCATTAACAGAACCAGCAGCTCCAAAATGCATAGACCCACCAGCTTTTATTCTAATCCTTTCGGCTGAAGTACCACTAGATGTTGTATGAAACTGAATATCACCTTGAGTCGTTGCTGCTGATGCACTGAAATCGTTAGCATCATTATTACGACCAAATACTATCTTGGCTGTAGTCCTACCATCATGTTCAGATAAAATATAATTAGTAGCTGAAGCATTAGTATTTGTACTATTTTTTATTCTGAATTCTACATCAACACCAGCAGATTGTTCAACTTGAAATCCATTAGCTGTGGTTAGTGCTCTTAAACCGTGGTCGTAATAGAGTTGTACGGCTCCATTTTGTAAGCATTTAATAGCATCATCTGCACCACCATCTGTAGCATTAACAGCTACTTGCCAATTAGTTCTAGCTCTATGGTAAACAGAACCAGTTGTATGGTTTCTGAAGTATGTGTCCGTCCCATCATGAAAAAGCTGTAGATCTTGGCTAGCTCCTAATTGGAGTTTATCTCCATCAACAGGGATATTAATATCACCAGCACTTGTTATTCTAAGCCTTTCAGTAATATCTCCATCGCCACCATTAGCTGTAGTATCAACATTTGCAGAAGTTGAAAAGACTAAATCAGCAGGAGCTAATGATCCAGCAGTTCTATCTACTGCAATCTTTGCCATAACACCAGCATCATTCTCATTCCACCATTCAAGTCTTCCTACCTGTTCTCCAGTAGCTGAAGAAGGTGATTTAAAATGAAGTTCTCCTTGAGTTTCTACTCCTTCGGTGCTCGTCTCAAAACGCTTTGTGTTGTCATAAAAGAGTTCAACGGCTCCATCAGAAACTATATTTATAGCATCATCTCCAGAACCATTAGCTTCAATAGTTAGATTACCAGTTTCATTTCTAATAAAAGAATGCGACCCACTATGCCACATCTTTAAATCACTTCCATCTCCCAACTCAAATTGAGCAGAATCTGGCATTTTTACGCCCGAACTAGATGTCTCAAAACGCTTTGTGTTGTCGTGATATAACTCTACGGCTCCGTCACCGATAATATTTATCCCACTTTCATCTCCAGCAACTCTGAGATACATATCATCTGCTGACTTTTGATATATATCTCCAGCACTGCTAATCAAGACAGTATTACTTGAGTCATAATATATTTGAAAATCTGAGCCTGTTCCGAAAGCAGCCTTTGCATTATCATTAAAGATCAAATCATCTGCGGACTTGTCCCAAGTAACGTTATAACTCGCACCAGTAAAAGTAACGTCTCCATTAAAAGCTGAAGCACCTGTCACAGATAGAGGATTACTTGGTGAGCTATCTCCTATTCCTACATTTCCTGCCGAAAAATAAACATGACTACCGGTAGTAATCCATTGCCCAGCTGGATCGGCTATCCAACTTAAATTTCCACTACCATCCGTAGCCAAAACGTAATTTGCAGAACCATCAGCCGCCGGAAGAGTCCAAGTTACATTGCTCGAAATCGTAGCTGGTGCCTTGAAAGCTACATAATGACTTGAGTCAGTGTCAGCAAAACGTAAAGAGTTTCGTGCATCAAGTTGAACGTTATCCTTGATATTGTCAAGTAACTGGGCTTTTGTTTGTGACATCTACCGACTAATTTTTAATCTATATATTCAATTTTACGCTTACAAAATCTAGTCCCTTACCTTAATAAGCTTGGAGTTATACCAAATTCTTCGTATCCATAAGGTGCTTGTTCAGATCCATCAGTAAATTCTCCTTGACTAAACATACTTCCCGTTGGAATATCTGTTCCAGATTGACTATATGAAGAAGATCCACTTCTGTATGTCTTCCACTTCGTCGCCTTATCCCTAGCTTCGTCTCGGCCTCCATTAGCCATTACTGCTGGGAAATCAGTATCACCCATTATCCAAATAATCCTCCCAATCCACCAAATGGACTTTTAGATGCGGCAAAACCGCCTAAACCAAATCCTCCTGATCTCGCAGTATTATCTGCTTCACCTGAGAATCCATATCCTGTAAGACCACCAAGACCTTGTGCCCATGGATTTTCACTAGTAGCCATCGTTCCTAAAACTCCTTTCATAGGATCATAAGCACCTGTAGCTCCAGCTACTCCTCCCTTCGAAAAGGCTTTAAAGGGAGAAAAATCACCTGCAAATCTCATGACTAACCGCCTAATCTACTAAGAAAATCGTCAACTCTCTCTCCCACACCTGGCTCCTGAGAAGCAGCATTCATGGGATTAATTTTCTGAGCCGCTGCCTTATTTGCTTCTGCATAAGGAGCACTAACAGATTGCCCTTGCGTGGCATATCCACCAGGTAATTTTGATTGTCTACGAGGATCACCAAGATCCTCAGGCATTCCTAATCCAGATGGATCAAATCCTGAGCCGCCCATTAACTTATTAACTATTTCTATTAATTATAAAGCTATAACTATCTTATTTATCAAAGACCATCTCATTACCAAAAACATTCCAACCTCGCTTATTCTCAGAAGAAGGTTTTAATAAATGATCTATAGATGTGTCATAACTTCTACCATGATCTTTTCTCCATGCCTGATTCCCTAAATATGTTCCCCATCTAGCATCTTCTGAATGACCAGCTTTAGCTGCAGGACTATTACGAGTCTTATATAGCCAAGTCGCACGATGATCTATACCATCACCTTCCGGTAAAACACCTCCGATGTATTCACCTTTCCGGTTGTAAAGAGTTTCTTGATCAGCTAAATCTATTAAAGCCTCCTCACTAGGACCATACTTACCACCTACTTGAAAGTCTTTATTTTCTTTTTCGGACGTAAGCTTCCCTAATAACTCACCTAAAGCAGTCCACCTAGCTTGACCAGAAGGCTGATAATCAGGCTGCTTTTTTCCATTATTATTGTTATTTGGCGGAGAGGCATTAAACGCTGTATCCGTCTTAACCACAGAACTGTCCGTGTTAGCTCTATTACTAACTAATGCTCCGAGCGGATGATTACTTGTGTCACTTAAATCTCGTTTCATCCAGTTAACATCATCAATATCCAATTCTTGGCTTTTAAATGGATTCAAATTTATTTTATTTTTATTTATATAATCATTCAGCATTATTAAACCAATACCAGCCGTATTAACAGCTGGAGTCAACCACCAAGGCGCTGTAGCAATCGCAATAGGTACCGGCATATCTTTAAATTCTAAAAAAAGTATTATCTAGTTCCTATAATATTATCACTGGGAAATTGTAAATAAAATGACGACTTTGCCCCACGGAACAACAATTGAAGTCCTCGGAGATAAAGGCTTATACCAACACCGAGTCTGTTGTCCGGGAGGAGGTATCTGCCGCATAGCTAGAGACTCATATGAAGCCGACGATTTTGCCCGTCTCTATGAATCAATGTTCAATTATCGTTAATTTTAGGTAGGGTAAAGGCCATTTTTTAAGTATTAACACCTGAAAAAGTCTTTTAAGGCAAAGGATTTGCTATGAACACCCAAATTTAGAAAAATAAAGGTGATTTTACTTAGGTACGCATATGTTGTGGTTAGGTAAGAGTATGTATATATACAGTAGTGACACACAAGTACCTAACCTCATACTGACTAGAACTAAATAAAATAGGGTAAAAAAGTTACAATTTGGCTGTCACTGGTTTTTCTTGCTATAACTAAGATCTCAAGCACAACGCACCTCTTACCCTACCAATGACTCCTGAAGAATCGCCTTTTTTAGACACAGATCTAACTCCACAAGATCAAATAACCTTTGCAATTGCCTTTCAAGTCGCCATTAAAGAGCTAGGAAAAGATAAATGCTGGTGTCTCAAAGAAAATAATAAAATCGCTCTTCAAGGCTTTAAAACGACGAAGATTGATGTCCCTTTCTATAAAAACAGAGATGCAAGACCCTTACTATTAGCAATGATCGATAGTTTTAAGGAAAATACAAAAAATATAATTGTGCGGCGATCAATCTGTAATTCTAAATATTGCATTAATCCTACTCATTATTATTGGGGAACAAGATCTGACGTTGCATATGAAGAATCAAAACGATGTTTTCCTGTCAATAAAGCTGTTAGTAAGGACTTAATAACTAAATTAAGACTTGAAAAAGAAGAAGGGATAAGTATGAAAGATTTAGCAAAAGCATATCAGCTTCCTTATCACAAAGTTAGACGCATTTGCAATAAAATGACTTATGAAGATGTTGCAGGTGATCTAAGACCTGATAGTTTTAATGAGGTTTGGGAAAAGCTATTATTAACTTGCAAAGCATTAACTAAAGCACATCCAACTGAAGTTAAGAACTTTCGAATTAACTATCTCATGAATGAAAGTAAAACATGCCCTTGGCACCAAGGTTTAGAACCAACTCACAAAGGAAATTTTGGTTTAATGGGAGAATGCTTGGACTGTATGGAAGAAATAAAAAAAGGAAGATGCACTGTAGATGTCACTAATTTTGATTTTCGTACTTTCTATTGGCAAGCTAAAACCTTCTGGGATCAGGTTGACATACAAGGACCAGATGACTGTTGGGTATGGAAAGGAGCAACTAGAAAACATGGAACTGAGTCAACTGCCTATTTTCCATCACCTTTTCATGCAGCTAAAACTCAATCAGCTTCAAGGGTAGCCTTTTGGCTCTCTCGCGGATACACTGGAAAATACCGGATCTTCAGTAGACCAACCTGCAAAGCATTCTGCTGTAATCCGACTCATCTCACAATTAAAGAACTTAAAAACTGCAAGCATCCAAATGAAATTGAGAACATCAGACTCACCCATGGAAACATCTTTGAACATCACAAAAAGGAAAAAGGTAGTATCAAAAAGAAGTGAGTTAATGCCTAGTAATTACCATTTGGAGACGAAAGAGTATGCTCCAATGGTTGTTATTGGTGGTGAGACAACTTTTGGAGCTTGGTGTAATACAAAAGAAGAAGCTCAAGCCCGTTTAAATCATCTAGAAATTGCTGTTGATTATCATAACTATCCAACAATGGAAGAAGAGAGTACAGGCAGAGAAGGAGTTAGGGCTATGGCTGCACGAGTTAGAATAATGAATGAACTATATGAAAAGGACGGCAGAGATGATCTTAATCATCCCATGCACGGACTATTTACTGGCTTAAGATCACAAAATGAGCAGGTATCTGACAACAATTCCAAGTAATACAGGTTTTTATAATCTAGGAACAGTTCAATCATATCCTACTGGTGGAGCAGGTCCTACTGCTTATGGACCTACTTCATATTATGGTTCAGATCCACTACCAGCAGAAGATGGCGATAATATATATAATCCCATTGATTTAGGGGATTTTTCTTCTGTATTCCGTTCATTTTCTATAAAAAATTCACATGGTGGCTTATCTCGTAAGCAAACTACTTTTTATAAAATAAAATTAATCGAACCAAGATCAGTTCAATTCACACAGGATCAATCTCAATTCTCGTATGAACAGAATACAAACAAAAATACATTATTAGCTTTTTATAGAATAACTGAAGATAAAAGAAGAGAAGAGTTACCTATCAATGATGATGGTTATGTACATAATGAAGGTGCAATTGACTATACAGATGAGAAGACAGATTTAAGCACTGATGATTATCCAATTACTAAATTACCAAAAGGAGAATATTTATTTTTAATTACTAATGATATACGTTACTTAGAAACCACTTATGCAATAAGTTTAAACGTTAACGTCCTCGACTGGGGGCTAGTTAAAGATAACTTTGACTTAGCACTTAATTTTGGATTAATAACCCAAACTTATGATGAAATGCTCGACTTTGGAGAAGTAACTAGTTAAATAAATATTATTTAATAATTTTTGGAGTTGCATCACCAATCTCAACCTTATCACTTCTGTCATCCCACTTCTTAATTGTGTCATACCAGTCACGATCAGCCCATGAAGGCTCTTCAAATTCTGGATAAGAGAATTGTTCACCTCTCTTCTGAGCAATAGCTTTAGCATAGGCTTCTTGAGCAGCTGCAAGACGAGCTTCAGGTCCAGTAGCAGCAGTACCTAAAGTATTAGGTAAACCTTGAACTGTTGGTCTAATTCTTGCCTGTCTACTAGCACTACCTGGAGAAGCTTTTGGAGCTAACTGACTAATAATTGCCTGTGTACCACCTAACCCACCTTGTGCAGCCTGCGATCCAAATTGTGGAGCCGGCCCTGGAGAAGTATCACCATACCTAACAGCATCTTCAGCAGCTCTTAAATTAACAGCCGCATGACTAGATCTAACAGCACCTGGAGTTTCACCAGCTGACCAACGTCTTGCTTCTATAGCTTTCTCACGATCATCTAATCTTCTTAAATAATCAGCAGCATCACTATATGATTCTTGAGGCGTTACATCCGTTATCACCTGAGGGGGTGGAGGTGGCGGAGGCATAATTATGGTTGGGGGTGGAGGCGATTTCCTTCCCATATCTCTTATTTAAGTTTTATCTCTATACTGATTCTATCTGTCACAAACCCATGTAAATGCTGGACACCAAGAACACCGACGGGCAAAAGAGCGAGGATCAACAACAACTCAGCGTAAGTAATCGGGCGGCGCATGACAAACAATATCCTTTCCTCTCAGAGTTTAGCGAACTTGTAGCTAAATTGTCCATAGAAGAGCTCCTAGAATTAACTACTCATCAGCAAAAACAATTTGCTAAAGCTCTATGGGAAGCTTGCAATTATGGAGGATCACGTATTAAATGTGAAAAGAGACTTAAAGAAATTTATGGATCTAAATGGTATGAAATCACCTCAATAGATGAACACATGGATGATATTAACGACTACTATCGATGGGTTTTAAGGATTGATCATAAAAAACAATGGGACAATCACAATTTTTGGGCTAATATTGCAAAAGATAAAGTCCTCGAATGACAGTTATAAAAAATGAGGACTGGATTGAAGCTTTAAATCAAACAGATTATGAGCCTATAGAAACTGATGAAAACGTTTATCAGAGCTATAGATTTGTCGATTTAGATATTAACTCAGTCACAATAGAAAACTATAGAGAACTTCTAGTAGATTCCCTAATTGAACAAGTAGAAATATTTATACCTCCATCAGGTAGCTTTGGAAATCCTGATCTACACCGTTATCTAGAACTAGTTTGTAGTTATGAGACAAGCACAACTGATCTAATGCTAGGACTTTCATTAGCTGACCAAATCAGACTTACTTTCAGTGATATGAGAACAAGCACCATTTGTGATCGTTATCCAGAAATCAACTTGGCAGAGAAACGTAGGTACCGATGCGTTGCAGAATACTTAATACGACAAGGGGAACTAACAAAACTAAGAGATGAAAACGGAAAACTAATTAAAAAAATAGGAAATATGCAAAAAGCAGTAGTCCTTTATCAACCATTACCAAAATTACTAGAGACATTAAAAAAATCAGGGTTAGGTCATCTCATCAAATCTGTATTAAAGAAAAAACCAGAGATTGAAGAAAAGACTGGTGATAAAACAAAAGCTTGATAAACTTAATCAGATAGAGAATCCTATGACAAGTAGACGAAACGAACTCCTCAAAAAACTTCTAAGAACTGTAACTAGTGAAGATGAAGCAAAACTTCTTCAACTAACAATCGAACGCATATGTGCAGACATGTGTGAGTTTTATAGCGAATTCTATAAAAAAGAAGGACCTGGGGCAATGGTCTACGTTCCTGATGCACCAGAGAAAAAAAGTATGTTCTACCTAACAGTAGAACACTTAATAAATGCACTTAATGACTTCAATAATCGAGATATGGAGGGAGTTGCAGAGGTAATGCAGAAGGCAATATCAAGAGCTGAGCAGATTGATCCAGAAAAAGAATCACTATTCATTATTCAAGATCAAAAGAAAATGCAACTAATCCATTACAAACATGACAGCGAAGGAGCTGACTTTGTAAAAATGATGTGAAGAATAAAAGAAAGTTACGTTGGGCTAATTACCAATTCGTCTTAGGACGTATAGCTCATCTCAATCATGATTGGATAACTCCAGCAGAATATTTACCCTATATCCATGCCTTACTAGGAGATATTGATCTCGATCCCTGCTCCACTCATTCTGCAAACGTCGAATTTGTAAGAGCTAAAAAAATATATACATTAGAAGAAGATGGTTTAAATATTCAAGAACCTTGGACAGGAAAAACATATTTATTTCCACCTACATTTGGTCGTTGTTCTTTTAATAAAGAAAGAGGTACATGGAGATGGAGTGTAAAAGCTGGAACAGCGGCAAAAGCCCCTTCAGTCATATGGTTTAGGCGTTTAGTAAGAGAATGGAAACTAAGAAACATACCAGAAGCGTTATTTTATACTCTTTACCCTGAAATGATGAGAACATGCCCCGAAATGTGGGATTTTCCAGTTTGTATACCTACTGACCGAGCAAATACTATTCATGGAGATAAATTATTTACTCTTAAATCACCTATGTTTTGGGGTTATTTTATATATTTACCCAGTCTTGAGTTTGGATTTGATCAAACTGAGAGATTTAAAGAGATATTTTCTAATCTAGGAAAAATTATCTGCTAAATTAAGATTTTAACCGTCATGTTAGAGATGACCGATACCCAAATTGAAATAGCAGCTATCTGTGAAGATGTTAAGGAACTTTTACTCTATAAAAATAAGAAATATGGTAATTCCGCACTTGAACCAGCTCGTATATTTAGTAAAGCTAGTGCAGTTGAACAACTATTAGTAAGGATCGACGATAAATTAAATAGAATACAAAAAGGTGCAGGCTTGATTGGTGAAGACGAAGATGTCATTATGGACTTAATTGGCTATTTAGTACTGCTTAAAATAGGACTAAAGCGTCAATCAAAGGCTTTACCATCATGCAGTACGAAACCTTAATAGACAATTACACCCCAGAACTACAACTAATAGACGCTCTAGACATGCTTAAACACTATGAGCCTAAGGCGGCGGAGATCCTAGACCAGTGGGCTTCTGAGTCCAATATCGAAAGAACTGGCGAAGAACCTCACCAGACGGGTCCCACTCAGACAACTTTCTCTCAAGATATTCAATTGCTTTCAACTGATTGGGAACCCCAGTATAAGTCTCAGGGAGATTTAATAGACATCTCTTCACCCGACAACGATGGGGAACTAACGTGGGAATCTCTTTATCTGCAGCGTAATAAGTATCCAATTCAACACGACGTCTATCTCTCATCAGATCACCCCCAGACAGCCAAATTTGATTAATATAAGGGCTCCACTCACGAATAATCTTAGTTTTACCAGCAGAAGAGTTTATTAGCTCTAATAGACGACAAGTTTTAAACGAAGAAATACCAATACTATGAGCAAAACTCAGAATAGCCGCCTTCCTATTAGTATTTAGAGGGACAAATACATATTTAGCTACTAAATCTGAAAACTCTTTTAAATCCTCTTCTAGCTGAATGTCTATCTCTTCTTCAGTAGCTTTATCTGTAGATGATAACCATCTCTTTTCTAATTTTTTACTTCCATATCCAATACGCCATATATCTTCACCATATTCCTTATAAGAAGCATAACGCCCCATACCTATGTGGGTACGGGGCAATGAATGAGTTTTTATTAAATTTATGCCTTTTCTAGTTAAAAAAGGATGTTCCTTCCATCTAGTACGTAGTTTTTGATTCTTATGGGACGACAACGCTACCGCTGTAACTTACCCCAGAATAACCATCTAACTTAAGTAACACAATATAGTCTTTAGAAGCATTAGTTACTGTTACACCTACAACTCCTTTACCTTTTCCATCTCTAGCAATGTTTGCAAATTTTGAATAGCCATTTGGAGCAGAGCCTGCTGTATAAGCATCTTCTTGGAAGATCTCCATAGTATTAATGGAGCTACTACGATCAAGTGTTACCTTGATATCTCCTGTACCACCAGGATTAACACGGAAGCCTCTAACAGCCTCCCCAGGGTTATTAGCAGCTGTAGAACCGAGATAAGTAATCTCAGAACCAGCATCAACGCTTTGTGTATCTAGAGTGCCTTCAATTGTGCGAGTAGCCATGGTACTAAGAAATCTGTCCTACAGTGGAGATGTTGAATTGAATATCGGCATCAATGCCGTGGTCCTTCATGATGTTAAAAAACATCTGCTTATCTAGAGCTTTTTGATGAAGCATCTCAATAAATGCCTCCTCTAAATCCGCACGGTCAAGATTTTGAATCGCAAGGGAAGCTGCATGAATTGAAAATTCAACATCAACCGGAAGCTCTAATGCATCCATAAAAAGTTAGAACCTTATAGATATATTACCAGCGCTGAACTGACACTGCAATTCCTCGTTTAGAACGCCTACTTATAACCTTCTTTTCACTACGTTTAAGTAGAAGCGTACTAACCCCATAGCTCCCACTAAAGAGCAATATAAAATTTAGAGCAATTAACTCCACATGCATCTATAGTTACACTTATACATTGTACGAGCATTGGAACTTACAAATGCATATAGATGAATTAACTAAAATAGCAAAACACTTAACAAGATCAGCAGTATGTGGAGTAACAAAAGAACAGCTCTTAAGAACTTTTAAAGAAATGTATAATTTAAGTGATAATGAAATCAAAGCTTTACTTATACTCTGTAACTTCAAATCAACACCAAAATCAATTGATTACGAACATTTCTATAACAATCCCTTAATACATAAAACAGAAAGAATAAATTATCCTTTTACACAAATACACTTTCATAGAAACTTTTTGACAGACTATGAATGCAAAGAATTAATTGAATGTATAAACAAATCTACAAGGAAATCTACATTATCAAACGATAAAGATGAAGCAATCACATCTGACTACAGAACTAGCGAAACAGCCGATCTACACTTTTTTCCAGCAGATTTAATCTTTGATATAGATAATAAATTAGAGGACTTAATGGAGATAGACCCTTTCCTCGGAGAAGCTATGCAAGCACAAAAATACACGCCTGGACAATATTATAAAGAACACTGGGATTTCTTTCCACCTAGAGAGAAAAAGCAGCATAAAGTTTATTGCGAATGGATGGGACAACGTACATGGACAACAATGATGTATTTAAATCATGTTGAAGAAGGCGGAGAAACTTATTTTAAACATTTAAATCTAAAAATTAAGCCAGAGACTGGGCTACTTTTAGCTTGGAATAATTTGTATAGAGATGGAAAACCAAATTATAAAACTATGCATGAAGCATTACCGCCAATAAAAGGGGATAAATATGTAATAACAAAATGGTGGAGAAGCTGGCCTTTAATTTAACTATGTAGTTATAATTCTATCGTCCATTTTTTCCCTTACAGTAGCTGGTTTTTCTCCAGCTATAGCTCGTCTTCCAACATTTACATCACGTTCATATCTATGATCTTCCATTTCATCAGCAACCTTCATTGCTCTTTCACGTAAAAATTCATAAGGATCTCTTTGAGGTTCCACTGTACTAAATAACTAACACCACTGCTTTAGTTTAACAAATCTCTCCTCGCAGTAATGTTCATTCTCTTCCGTATACCAATCTTCAAGCTTTGACGTAGCTTTTGCTTTATTACAAGGACTACAACAGCAACACATATTTACTCTAATGTGCTGACCACCTCTAAATTTAGGAATTATGTGGTCAATTGTAGCTGTTTCAGGTGTTAATTGCTCCCCACAGTAAGCACACTTCCATCCCCAAGCTTCAAAAATATACTGTCGAAATCTATGTCGAGCATTATTTGTAGTAAGAACAATTAAGTTGGAGAGAAGGTCTTGCTCGCAATGAAACACAGAAGTTTTTCGCGTATGAAAAAACTGTAAAACGCATTAACTTAGCTTTTTACTTCCTCAATAATCGTTATATTTTCTTCATCTGCTGGATCGTAATCAGCATCCTCTAATAACTTGAGTAAATAATAATGGATTCGATCTGTAACCCAGCGAAGATCTTCATCACTAACATCACAGACAATTGCATCTATGGAGAGTTCACGAGACGGAGCACGTACATGCTCTGCTAGTAACTCAAGGGCTCGGTATCGACTTTTGTTCAACTCGCCCAACATGGTATTAGGGGTCTACGCCCTCGGTAGTGTTTTCATTAGCTGCTGCTTCAGCTTGTTGTTTTTGAATTGCAGAGAACTCTTGAGCACCTAAAATTTTTAAATAGCCCTCTTTAGAACGCATCAACTGCGCTTCAAGCTCTTTAATTTGTGCTTCTAACTGTTCACGCTGTTCTTGCAACTGATCGTCTAATGATTTCGGGGCGTCAGACATGGCTTAAAAAATAATTGCTCATCAAAGAGAGAATAGCTCTCCTTAATCTAGATCTCTCTAAAATTTAGCCAACACCAACCAGATGCGCCACCACTGGCAAATAATCTAGGGTTCATATCCTTAAAGCTGTAACGCACATCCTTTCCCGCTAAAGGGTTTCTATCAGACCAAAGTCCATTAATTAAATCCATTTCTCCGAATGGATCTTGAACTAACCAGTAATCTTTTCCATATCCGGTAATAGCTATAAGATGAGTTTTACCCGTTGGATATTCAGGTGTTCCTCTACATAGAAGACTTGCAGCAACTGGTTGACCATTTTTTATCTGTTTTTTTATGTCATAGGAATCAGCAGAGTAGGTAAACGTAGCCTTTATCCCAAATTCTTCTAAAGCTTTAACATTTGAACTCTTGATTCGACTTAAACCATGCTTATTAACAGCTTCTACATAATCCATAACCCCGTTAATACCTGGTATTTTGAGATATTTTAAGCACATGGCAAAAGTGAAAACATGGCTATCATCATTCTTATCTGACTCTTGGTAGTAGTAAGGAAAATCTTTTAAAAAGATTAAATCTCCATCCACTTCATAAGGCTTATCTTCAGTATCGGTAGACAACCCATTCCAATGACTATCTAACACCCACCAGTCACCTAAACCGCGCATATCTAGCCTTGTATGCTCATCCTTCCGATCAAGCACCTTACAGCGCAATATAGAGCGCGATGGCATTACTTGAGCTTTCTCCTCAACAGTTAATTTATTTGCATCTACAGGATGGCTTTTTAACCATGTATGACATCTTGATGTGACGGAAACCCATGCCCAATGAATAGATGACACATTTTAGAGAAAAGCTGTCCGTATATTACCCAATCCTTATCTAGTTACAACTGATACTTTGTAGCATCTTTAGAATTAGGATTTTCAGCCTTAATTATTAATGGAGCTTGCTCAATTCTAATAGTTTGTACAGCAGAATTAGCAGCAGCTTTTGCAATCATTTCCTCCATATCTTTCTTACTAACTTGACCATTATTATCGCCATTCATTTTCATCGTTCCATCACCTTTTTTAGACGCTGTAGCAATTCCAAAACTGGCGAGAACGCCCGTGAACACTGACGCGATGAAGGTTGGATCTATTTTCTGTTGAGGTACACCTGGGATCGCAACATAATTTAACGTCAAGATCGCACCGGACCACCCAAGTACTACAATTCTGACCCCTGTAGATATAATTGCAGCCTGTTCTTCTTGATCAGGAATAAGTGCATCTTTTACTTTCCCAAACACACCTTTTTTCTTTTCAGTATCATTTTTTACCGAAGATTCTTTTACCTTTTCAGTCATCGTATAGTAGCAAGACGTATTAAGTTTAACCTCAGGTAAACTTATATTGCGACAAAGAAGTATTTAGTCCTATGTGGAAACTAATCCCCTTATTAATGTTCTTTATTGCACCTTCTGTAAAGGCAGATCTAGTTCATAGGCTATCAACGTCAACTCAGCTATCGGTCACGGGAGCAGCAACAAGTGCAGAAAGAATTGGCTCAACCTACGCCGTCTCAGGATCAAACATTAAAGTTGGTTCTGGAAATAGTGACGTGTTTGGAGGATTGACGATTGGATCAGCAACAGCTGCTGCAACTATGAAAGCAGGTACTTACGACGTAAATACTGCAGGTAGTGCTTTCAGTTTTTCGGAAAGTTTCACTCAAGGAGACGGAATACCTGCAATAGGTAGTGGTGTGGATGTTACCTCTGGTGTGGTAGCTGATATGCCAGCTTTTGGTAATACTACAACGCAATCTGGTGGTGTTGCCGGTACCCTCGCAGGGACAATTACCAGCGCTGGAGTGGTTACGATAACCGGTGGAGGCGCTGGTACCACTGCTACCGGACAATTTGTGAGCGAGGTAGTCATAGGAGACTGAGTAGGCTACGATGAAACGCTTATTAACCGTCTTATCACTACTGTTTATACCTGAAGCTGGTGCAGTTCCTGTGATTCCAAATTTCACTCAAGGAGGAATGACCAGCCATACAGAGACAACATCTAAAGTAACGGAGACGATAAATTCAATTGATTATCAGACAGGGTGGCAGTATACTGTGACCGGCACAGGAGTTGAGCATTCGGGATCAAGTATCTCGCCAGATGCGGTAACTGGCAATTCAAATACGCTTCAAGGTGTGACTTCTACATGGACGGGTCTAGACGCTGCAAACAAACCAGATTGGACAATAGTAAATCCTGGTGGCAGCTTTCAATTTACCGAATCATATCGCTCGCCTGGTATGGTCAATCAGACAATAATCCAGAGAGTCACAGAAATCCAAAGCGTCACCGACACAACTTCAACTTTCAGCAACTAAGCTACCTTTTATTAGTTTTATTAAATGCGAATGTATTATTCCCGACAGCAGTACGCTCTTCGGACGTTGGCGGTGTTAGCGCCACTGCTAATCCTGTTGCTAATAGTTCAGGTTCTGTCACCAACCAAGCCATCCAGGTTCTTCAAGGACCGTACATTACCAACACCTACGGAGATGGAATCAGTTGCCAAGGACCTACCCTAAATATCACACCCTTCATTACTGATAGTCATAGCTTTCAAAAACCTAGAGAATATTATTATGAAGATCCTGTATATGATGTTTCTGACTCCGACAATGATGGCATCGTCGATAATCCCGGCTCCATCCTCTACTACGTGCCCACAAGAACAGGTCAGAAGGATCAATTTAATTTGTCCTTGGGAATTTCCGCAACCATTTCAATACCCCTTGATGGAGGACTGCAAGCCAGATGTAAAAAATCAGTGGACACAAGGCTTGCCATGCAAAATCAGCTTATTGCCAATAAAAGATTAGATTTCGAAATAGCACGTCTAAAAAATTGTGGTGAACTATTAAAGGCGGGAGTAACCTGGCACCCTAAATCCAAGTCAGCAGTTATTTGTTCAGACGTTATATTGGTGAATCCTCCAGGTGTAGTTGGTCCGCATACACATTCTATTTCTTCTTCGGCTCCTTTAAAGGAGGGAGACTCCTTTTCTCTCGGTACTGATTTGAACGAATCTCAGAAATAGTTAATTTTCTTGGAGCCTTACCAAGTTTCTTTTGAACTGCTGTAATAACTTTTTTGACGACAGGTTTTACAGTTTTCAAAAGTAAGTCAGCTAAGGGTTTTGCAAGGACACTAGAAATAACAGCAGTAGACGCAATAACTGCAGTAGTGGTAGCAAGTTGTGCTGATGGAAGATACTGTTCAACAGCTCCAATATCCTCATATAACGTTATACAAATTGTCTTATCTTCATTCAACTCAAAACCTACTACCTTTTCTTTTTGATTCTGAGCAACGTCTCCTATACGCGGAGCATTAGGACCAGGGCATGGTACCTCTTTCTTAGGTACTTTAGGAACCCCTGTCTCTGGAGTTTCAGGAGCAGGTGGAGCTGCATAGGCAGGAGGTTGCGCTGCAGTTGTATAAATTAGATCCTCAGGACTATAATCCATAGCGTTGAAACTAGGATAGTGTCCATTAGGACATAACGTTCTTAAACCATTATTATCCTCTATTGGTAAATTTTGTGCTCTCTTATCATCAGGATGAAATTCAACACAACCTGGTATATCAACTACAGGGGTACCTATAAGTACAGTAACTGGTGGAACCTCAGGAGCTGTAGGTCTTACAGGTAGACTCCATATCTGAATCTGTGGTGTACCTATCTGAGTAACCTGAATATTAATATCAGGTATCTGCTCCACTATTTAGGAAGACTTAAACTCTTTACACCTAATTGTGCGGCTCCTCCTGCTTGAGCTGGACCAGTCATTTGTGGCATTTTAGTATCCACTAAAGAAGGTAGTGATCCAGTAACTGATTCAAGGACTTGAGACTTAACCTTATTAATAAGTTGATCTCTTTGTAAGTATATAAATAAACCGCTCCCGACAACGGCAAGAGATACAGCGCCAGACGCAACAGCAATGAAGTTGACAACTTTTTGAACCTTACAAGACATTGTTTATGAAATCTTTGAATTTTGTACCGCCATCATACTCCCATGCATATCCTTATTTTATTTAGCCTCCAATGCTGTTACTTTTGCTGATAGTTCCTTGATTGCGTTCACTAAAACAGGAACCAATCTTTCATATTTCAAACCGTATGCTGAGTCATCTTCATTGAGATTGACAACTAACATATCATCTTTATTCGTTGGATTCCCTTCAATAGCTAAGACATCTTGAGCTAAAAATCCAATATGTTTCTTATTACGTTTCTTACTACCATCAGGGGTGTTGTCGTCATACCAACAACGCTTGTCCCAACGATATGTTACAGGTTTTAATTGATTAATCCAATTCAACCCATTAGTAAAGTCAACAACATCAGTTTTATCTCTCTTATCAGAAGATGAGATAGATGTATCCGCACAATATAAATTAGTAACATCATTATTACCTAGACATACAATATTATTACCAGTTGTAACTGATCCTGAAGGAGAAGAACCTGATCCTGCAGCCCAACCCAACATAGTATTATTATCTCCATCTGTTATCTCGTCCCCAGCGGTCATTCCTAAAGCAGCGTTATAATGCCCAGTTGTGAGGTTTGCTATCGCTTGATAACCGCAACCAGTATTATCGTTTCCAGTATTTATCTTCTTTCCACATTCATAACCTACGCTGACATTCCTATGACCATCTGCTGTACCATTTTGGTCAGAACATCCTGAATAAGTACCAATAGCAACATTTTTCTCTCCATTATCTATATCTTTACCAGCATAATAACCAATACATGTATTTTTAGAACCTGCTGAACTTGTACTTAATGCATATGAACCTACTGCAGTATTTTCTCCTGCAGTAGTATTTTCAGCCATTGTGTATCTACCTATAGCAACATTACTACTAGCAGTTGTGTTCTTTCCTAATGCGTGATAACCAATTCCTACACCGCCTGAACCAGTCGTATTAGCATCTAAAGCTTGTGAACCAACAGAAACATTTTCTACACCTGTTGTATTTGCTTTTAATGCATAATTACCAACAGCACTGTTATTATCACCACCAGTATTTAAATTTAATGTTTCAAAACCAACAGCTACATTATCATGTCCTGCATCAGTAATAGTATATAAAGCACTATTACCTACAGCAGTATTTCTAGATGCTTCAGTAATGCTGTAGAAAGCAGTACTACCTATTCCAGTGTTGTTAACACCAGTGGTATGGTTCTGACCTACTCTATACCCAATAGCAACATTACCTGTTCCTGTAGTGGTAGATTTAAGTGCTTCGTAACCAATAGCAATTTGATAACTACCATCTGTTGCAGTCTTTAATGCCTCGTACCCAATAGCAACTTTACCGTTGCCATTTGTGCCTGAAAGCATTGCACGATGACCAACACCAACATTATTACTTCCAGTATTTACGTTTAAAACACCATCACCAACACCAACATTAGCAGCACCTGTTGTATTGGTTTCTAAAGTATTATGTCCTATAGCAACATTATAAGAGGCAGTGGTGTTTGCACCTAATGCATTTCTACCTACTGCTACGTTTTGAGTACCTGTAGTATTAGCATCTAATGCAACAGAACCAACAGCAACATTACCATCACCCGTTGTGTTTGCACTTAAAGAGTTTGTACCAACAGCAGTATTACTAGCTCCAGTAGTATTTGCTCCCATGCTATATCTTCCAATAGCAGTGTTGTAATGAGCCGTAGTATTTACTTTTAAAGCGTCTCTTCCTAATGCTGTATTATGTATTCCTGTTGTGTTTAAATATAATGACTGATGACCTACAGCAGTATTTTCAGTAGCAGTTGTATTTGAACTTAAAGCATTAACACCTACAGCTACACATGAACCGCCAGTAGTGTTTGCATCTAAAGCTAAAGCTCCAACGGCTGTATTTTCATATCCAGTTGTATTATTTTGTAAAGCAAGTCTTCCTACTGCTGTTTGATTACTTGCGGTTGTATTTTCGTATAATGCTAGATAACCAACGGCAGTATTATTACTTGCAGTTGTTTGTACACCTAATGCGCCGTAACCAACACCAGTATTATTTGATCCTGTCGTATTGGCATCTAATGTATTAAGACCAACAGCACAATTTAATGTTCCAGATGTATTTGCAGCTAATGAGTTATAACCAAAAGCAACATTATTATTAGCAGTAGTAAGCGCACCTAAAGAGTTATACCCATAAGCAGTATTCTGTACTCCTGTTGTACATGCGTCTAAACAAGTAACACCGACAGCAGTATTACCATCTCCAGTAGTTATCGCTGTTCCAGCGTTATATCCAATTAACGTATTACTAGTTGCATCTGTTCCAGAAAAACTATCACCTGCACCTGCACCAACTCTGGTGTTATTTTGAGCATCAGTGGCGTCAATACCTCCCTCTGCAACTAGTATTCCAGTAACTGTCGCTCCCGTATTTGATGTCTCAAAACGCTTGGTGTTGTCGTAATAGAGTTCTACAGCTCCGTCTGCTATGAACTTAGCCATAGCCTCATTTCCAGCAGCATTCAATATCTGTGCTTTTGAAGAAAGTAGGTTTAAATTTCCAGTACCAGTATCAGCGAGGTATGAATCACTCCCGTCATGGTAAATAGTTAAGTCCGATGAAGTTCCAAATGCAGCCTTTGCATTGTCATTAAATATCAAATCATCTGCTGATTTATCCCAAACAACGTTTGCAGCTGCACCAGTAAACGTTACATCTCCGTCGTGTGTAGCTCCATCGTCTACACAAACTCCTATAATATTGAATCCAGCAGCGTTTGTATGCGCTTTTAATATATTATTATGATATAGCTCGCAAGCACCATTAGCAGCACCTACTAAATAATTTTCTCCTGCAGCACTAGTTAACTTAAGATCATCTCCACGTATAAAGAAAGTCCCCGTGTCATTTTCTAGATATGTATTTGTAGAATTATGATATAGCTCTAGGTCATTACCTGTTCCGATTTGTAATTTCTTATTATCAGGTAAATTAAAACCATCTCCACTAAGACTAAACGTTAAGACACCATCTGAAGTGAAACCCATCGTTCCACCAGTTACAGAATATAGCCCTGTGTTGTTGTCCGTTCCAAAGGTAATACTTGGCGCGGTAGCACTACCTGCAGGGAACTCAGTACCTACTGTGACGTAGTCTGCACCAGATAAGATAACACCAAAGAAAGCATGTCCATTAGCTGGAGCTGAACTAAATACAATATTATTTCCTAATAGTTTGAAACCTGCACTACCCGTCGGATCAGGTTCTTGAATGACTCCATTAACTGAGATATAAATCTGCTGAGTGTTAATTGGGAAAGGTACTGGAGCAGCTCCTCCAACTAATAATGCAAACGAAGTTGTGCTCCCGTTAAAACTAGAACTTATATCGTCAATAATTTTGTTGCCTGACTCCGCAACTTGCAGATCATTCCCAATATACATTTTGTATTAGATGACTTTGTTATCTTCTATTGTATTTCTACTCTATTTATCTATTCCGCTTCAAACTTAGTATTTGGACCATTAGTAGTAGGTGCTTTAGGCCAAACGACTGATCCATAGCCAGATGACGCATATGTTTGACAAATATCTCTCAATGCTTGACGATATGCTGCCCATGCTGCTTGATCGACACTACAACCAGGTGTCATTGTCCAATCAGTTGTACGTAATAAAAAATCACGTTTCTTACGAATAATATCCCAACTTGTTTCATCTAATTTTAAAATTGCTCTATCAAACTGCTTATCAAGCTCTGCTTTAATCTCTTCAAACTTTTGTTGAAGAACACTTATATCGCCAAATGTAGATAGTCCCATGACTTAAGTCTGATCAAGGTAACTCAGTGTCAGATCCATTGCAGTGGCAGTATCACAACGTGCTCTTAATACATCACTAGCTTCGAGGATGATTTTACTTCCTGTAATCAACTCAAGAGAAGACCCAGCTGGAACCGGAACACTCTTTAGTAGATAAACATTATCCCCACTATTAGGAACCATGTAGACATCCACGTTTGCACTGGTAGATGTTTTATTAGCAACTAAAGCATTAAGAATAATAAGAGTTGAAGATGCTCCAGCTGTCAACACATTTGTATTGGTGCTACTTACAGCATCTGTAACTAAACTGGATTTAGTTGCTTGTTTGAAGGTATTTGCCATATCAGCCTAAAGCCACGATGAGAGCGATGTTGTCATTGGAATTAAATAAACCATTCACAGTCAAGCTTCCTGTAATAGAAACGTTACCTGGAATAGTCGCTGATCCACTTCCATCTATTGTAAGCCGAGCAACACCTCCCGTTACTATTGCTATTTGATCAGATCCAGTAGAAATAATTCCTGTATTAGGGTCATTTGCAAATTTAAGAGCACAGCTGGTTAATGAACCAAGTCCAAAAGATGCATTAGATCCATCTTCTCTTAAAAGTGCTATACCACCAGCAGTGGAATTATCATGAACAACACAGACCTTTTTATCTGTGTCAATAGTAAGTTCTCCTACTGCACCAATGAAAGTAGAAGTTTGATTTGTTGATCCTCGACGGAGTTGTACTTGGGTTGCCATAAGCCTATCCTAATGCAACTGCTATTGCAGTAGCGAAACTTTCGGTTGCGATGTCCCCAGTTTCATCTGGGAGAGTTAAAGTTCGATCCGCAGTTGGATCGGTAACTGCAAGAGTTGTTTCATAAGAGTTAGCCGTAGCACCCTCAAAGACAAGTGGACTTGCTCCTGCAAATACAGCGCTTCCTGCAGTAATCGTTCCTGTAATCGTAGGACTGGTAATACTTTTGTTAGTTAAAGTTTGAGAACCAGCTAACGTCACAACCGTGGAGTCAATCGCGTAAGTTACAGTCGAACCTGTAGCACTCGTATCAATTCCAGTTCCACCAGTAAGAACTAATGTTGCTGAATCCAAATCAATCGAAATTGATCCAGAATCAGACTGAACATCTAAGTCTTCAGCTGTAATTTTAGTATCTACATACGCCTTAATACTCTGCTGTGTAGCCAAGTGTGTTGCAGAGTTACTAGACATATTATCTTCATCTTTAATTGATGTTCCTGATATGGCATCATTTAGAACAGCACTAGTTAATGTCTTATTAGTTAAAGTATCTGAAGTAGCTAAACCAACGAGTGTGTCTGTAGCGTTAGGAAGCGTAACAATTCGATCTGCTGTTGGATCTCCTACAGTCAAAGTTGTTTCATGAGCATCAGCAGTAGTACCTTCAAATACCATGGAGGCATCACTAAGATATAAACCAGAAACTGTTGGAGACGTTAACGTTTTATTAGTTAAAGTTTGAGAACCAGCTAAAGTAGCTACGGTACTATCAATAGCAAAGGTAGCTGTAGTACCTGATCCACTTGTATCTATACCAGTTCCACCAGTAAGTATTAATGGTTCTGAATCTAAATCAACATCAAAGTTACCAGAGTCAGTCTGTACATCTAAATCTTCAGCAGTGATCTTGGTATCTACATAAGCTTTAATACTTTGTTGTGTGGCTAAATGAGTGGCTGAATCACTCGACATATTATCTTCATCTTTTATTGAAGTTCCTGATATAGAACCATTTAAAACAGCACTAGTTAAAGTCTTATTTGTAAGAGTTTCAGTGGCGTCAATTAAAGAGATAGTTCCATTAACATCCTGAACAGTCAGAGTTCTAGTAGTACTTCCAGAAATACCTGAACATTCAAATGCTAATTGCTTTGTATTATCTGAATTATCGCGAACTCTAAAACCACTATCATCGGTAACAACTGCAGTAGAAGTAATAGAAGAGAGTCCCGCAATTGTTGTTGCAGTTCCACCTAAAGCAATACCTGTACTTCCAACCGTTACTGAACTATTAGCAAGCTTTGCATTAGGAATTGCATTTGTTCCTATTTCACCAGATGTGTAAGTTAAACCAGATCCAGATGCAACACTAATATGTGCTCTAACTTCAGAAGCTGAAGGACCTGTATATGTAATAACACCTGTTGAATTGTTATAAGCTAAGCTTCCATCTCCACCTGAATCGGTAACAGAAAGAGAAGTTAATAATGCAACTGTACCTGTAGCATCAGGTAATGTAATTGTTCTATCAGCTGTCGAATCTGTCGCAGTTACTGTTGTTTCATAAGCGTTAGCTGTTGATCCTTCAAAAACAATATTTCCACTTCCGATACTAATTGTATTAGCTGCATCTATCGCGCCTGCATATAAAGTTGTACCTATTATTGATGTAGAAGTTAAAGAACTTAAGCCAACAAAAGTAGTAACCGTTGCACCTAAACTTACACCAGTGCTACCAATTGTTACTGCACTGTTTGCTAAATTACTATTTCCTATTGAAGTGGCAGTTGTTAATACAGTTCCAGTTTCATTTGGAAGTGTAATAGTCCTGTCAGCAGTTGGATCAGTCGCAGTTAATGTTGTCTCATAAGCATCAGCTGTTGCTCCTTCAAAAGTTAAGCCACTAGTGGTTAATTTTAAAGAATTAGCAGCATCTTCAGTACCTACATTTAAGGTGGTTACATTTCCAGTCGTTGCTGTTAATGCTGTTATACCAGTGAAAGTCGTAACAGTCGCACCAAGTGCAACAGCAGTTCCACCAATTGTTACTGAACTATTTGCTAATTGAGCATTAGGAATAGAACTTGTTCCTAAAACACCTGTCGAAGAGTTATATGTTAATCCCTCACCAGAGGCAATACTTATCGCTCCTCGTGCTCTCGCAGTTGTATGATAAAGATTCGTATTCTCAGTAAGATCAGCTGTCGTATTACCGCCAAAATCTAATTTATCTGAGGAAGTATTTAACTCCTGAAATAAACCACTGACAATTACGAGTGACTTTCTAGTTGCCATACTTCAGTCCAACTCAGTTCTATATTTTTTTTACAAAAAAGAACTATTATTTAATATCTATCCTACCAATAATACAGTTATTAATTTCTAACTAAGGGTGCCTCTATCTTGACAATTAGTTGAGTTGTACTCGATGCTCTTCCAACGCGTACTAAATAATGTGTACTACCCGTTGGAGGAGTTGATGTTATACCACCTGCACTAGTATCTGATAAATAGTAATCTGCAGCTCCAGTTAATCCTGAGGTTGATAATTGACCATGAGTAACAACATCTACAGTCTCTCCTGTCGTCTTAGTCGTTCTAACAAAACCAATACAAGTAGCTTTATCAATCGTGTCATTTGCAATTGCTTTTCCTATCTTTCCATCGCTAGAACGAGAATAAACAGCATCTCCTTGACTAACATTTTCAAAAGCAGCAGCACTAAACCCAATAATCGAGTAAACCTGTTTACCAGCTATTGTTGTTTTTAAATCTATTAGAACACCTATTAAGCCTTCTGCATTTGACTCATAAGGTTCTTGATCTTTTGCACCTGACATTAATCTATCCTTATAGGTGGTTCTACACGAATACTAAAAATAGAAGTTGTAGCACCTTCTCCTACTCGTACAATAGCTTGACCCGATCCTGAAGGAACTGTAGTTGTAATAGCACCTGCAGTTGAAGGACTTAGATAATAAATATCTCCTGGATCGATAGTACTTGGCATCGTTTTAACACCAGTTGTTATTACCTTGCATGTGCCTGTGGCTGAAGTAGCAGCATCAGCTAAACCAATAACATGAGAATTTTCTAAAGACCCATTAGCCGCACTAGCCTTACCTACCTGCCCATCTGAAGCTCTCATATATAAAGCCTCACCTTCAGCTACATTTTCAAAAGCAGTGGCGTCAAAACTTAAACGTGTCGGAGCATACGTAGGAAAACCTTCTTTTAAATCTATTAATGCATCTACCAAACCACGATAATTTGGTTCATACGGAATTCGTGTTTTAGTAAAAGAATTTGCATCTAGCAGATCAACTAAAACTGCTATTGCACCTTCTACATTTGGTTCGTATCCTGTAGCCATAATCTTTATCTATTAAATATCATTTTAATTTGTAAACTCCTTTAGAATAGAAATATAGGAGGTCAGAATGTCAACAGAAGTAATAGCCGCCATTATTTCAGGAAGCATTGGTGCTTTTGCTGGTATAACGCGAGCATTCTCAAACTTTAATCAAAAATTAGAAAAGAGATTTGAATATATTGAGCGTGACCTTGATAATCTAGAAGATAGAGTTGTACGTGATTACGTGTTAAAAGAAGACTTTTTAAGAGAAATGCAAGCTGTCCATAACAAATTGGATCGCATCCTAGATCATTTGTTAGCTCAGCATTAAGGACCTATAACAACCCAAGAGGTACTTGCAAGTAAGTAGATAGCTAACTTACTGGTAGACGTATTATAGTGTAACTGACCATCTACAGGATTAGCCGGATAACCAGCACTTACAGAGGCAACGGCTTTAGCTGTCTGCCAATTGGAACCATCATATATTTTATAGATCTGAGTACTAGCTGTATCTAACCAAGATTCACCTTTACTAAGAGAACTAAAACCTGCTGCAGAAGTATTAGGAGCAGTCGAACCAATAGAAATAGGTCCTACTTTAATTAAACCTGTTGAAGGAGAAGATGTATTATCAGCGAAAAAGAGTCCAGGGTCGCCTGCATTATTATTAACAGCTAACTCAGCAGTACCAAGACGAATAGGATAAGGTCGGTCATTGAGAGTACTAGAACGACGAGAAAGAATTTGTACAGCCATATCTAAATATTAATATAAAGATCAGAATCAACAACGACATCCTGATCAGTAATAGGATTATAAGTATCGCTATCTATTGTACTTGTAGAAGCCGTAGTACTAGTAGGAATACCATTAATAAAAGCACCTCCATCAATAACACCTGCTTCATAATCAGAAGCAAATTCATCAATAGGCTTATCAACTATGCCAAGCTTTGTATCTTCTAATAAAGCTGGAGATCTATTAAATAACTTGTTAATTAACGTAATCATTCGATTAGTAGTATTAACAGCTTTTCCATCTCGACTCAAATTCCCATCTGCATCTCGTTTTAAACCATCAGTAAGGGTCATTCCAATTACAGATGGATCAAAATCAGAAATAGATTGGGGTTGATTTCGATTACCAATAACAGTTTTGCCTCCACTCCACTTTGTATTTTGTTGAGTTAATTTTAATAACTCATAGTTATCTTGTACTTTTAATTTCTCTTTACTAAAGTTCTTTTCAAATTTCTCTAAACCAGCTCCAATAGGTTTATCACTTGGCTCTAATAACCAAGAACGAACATAATCATGTTTTTTTAAATTACTAACGGTGCAATAACCACTGCCAGTATCACTGAAAGGATAAACAACAGTAAAACTATTTGGATCAGGTACCGAACTAATGGTGTATTCACCAGAAACGGCATTGCCACTTGTAAATGTCAGTTCTATCTTAGTATTAGCTTGTAGATTATGATTGTCAACATTAACAGTTATATTTGGACCATCTTGAACGTACTTAGCAGCTAAATCAATAGGTTCATTTCCTTCATCATGTGTAAGAGCAAACATCGCTGCATAAATATGCTTACACCAACGCATTTGATAATACATTAAACTCTGAAAATCAACTGATTTTGTATCTTCATATTCTGGTAATTCATAAAAATTATTAATAACGGTAAAACCTAAATCTCTAAAAGTACCTGGAATATCTCTTTCTTCACTGACTGTTCCATCTGGCTGTAAAACACCACCTGGTTTAGTTGATCTAACAGTCGTTCTTGGAAATTTATCAGAAAGTAAATCACTATATAAATTATAACTATCACGTCTTGAAAAGTCTTGACAAGAGCATTGCCATCGTAATTCAGTTGTTAAAAATCTACCTACAAGAAAACCACGATGAGCAGGTACAACAGTCGATGTCACCTCATCAGCAGTTGTAGCTCCATAACTATCAGCTCTTTGAAATATAATTTCTTTTGTTACAGCATCTAAACCAGTAACCGTGTAACCTACATAATTTTTGTAATCTCTACCTCTAAGTAGACGACTAACAGTTACATTACCTGATGTTGTACCACTAAGAAGAGTACTTAAAGTGAACTGAGTAGTACTAGTAACAGTAATTGTATATCGACCAGAGGTAACAGTACCACTAGTGACATCAATAAATACCTTATTTCCTGAAGATAAACCATGAGCAGATGGACATGTAATTGTAACTGTAGAGCCACTTCTTGAATAAGTGGAGGCAAGCCCTGGATCTTTTTCTATAATCCGATCAGCTAACCGTTCGCCTGAAAAGAAAGAAAGCTCTGTAGGCAAATAACGAATACGAACTCTTGTAGTAGTCCAACGCGAATCCCCAAAAGTAGTCGATAAATAATAGTTAACATTTCCGTTGTTAGTTGCCGATGCTGAAGTAGTGACAGTAAATGTATTTTGTGTAGTGCTTACGATTGAGAGTGTTTCGTCAACACCTCCTCCAGTTGAAATATCTAACCAGACACTTTCTCCAGGATATAAACCATGATCTTGTTTAGTAACAACTAACGTTGTACCTGATTGACTGTATGTAGCACTGACAGATTTACCTAAATATCTTACCCCAAGGATTGGCAAACCATAATCGTAAAAGCTGAATGCATCTGTATCACGCATTCCAACAATATGTTCTCCTAATTCTTGATTAGTAGAGGGAAAAGTATAGAGTCTTGCAGGAATAAATACACCTGGAAACTGCTGAAAAGTAAAGTATAAACGGTAATCACCACGACGTTGTCTTTCGTTCGCAGTGGAACCTAACATACTTTGAGTTAACGTATATAATTCAAATCCTTTACGCCATCTACTCCATAATGAATCGGTATTATAAAATCTAATTTCACTATTTTTATAACTTCTTCCACCACTTTCGGCTACAGAAAAAGCACCATTATCTAGATTCTTTGAAAACCCTTTATCAAAATCTGTTTTGGGCGAAGTATTAAATTTACCTATACCAAAAGGCATCTTTTAATTTAGTAATATCCACCTTGTATATTACAATAGAAACCATTCGTCAAAGCCGCTGTACCGCTAACAGAGACGTATAAAGCCTGTCCACGCTTAAGCATTAATCCTCTTTGTTTAGGAGCTATTTCATTATTAGCAGAACCAAAATTAGAACCAGCCTGAACAACAGGATGATTAATAAGAGGTAGAACTTCTTTTAAAGTTAAACTACAATATTGTGTAGCAGCTACAGCATCAATACTTGCAACAAATAGTGGGAAGAACTGATTAATATTAGTAACTGTTCCTGTACTTACTAAATAAAAACAAAAATCAATTGGATCATAAACATCTACATTACCTGTAATTGTTCCACCAAGACTAGGAATAGTAACAGTAAATGTTGTTGGAGTAATAGTGACAATTGTAAATGTACCATCTATTGGAACAGTTCCACTGTTATAGCTGGTAAAGTTTAAAAATACTGCTTGACCTACTTCTAAATTATGACCACCAGAAATAGTTATTGTTGCAGTAGTCGAGTTTGCTGAATAAGTACCAGAAGTCGCTGTTCTAGCATCAATCTTTTCAATTACTCTTTTGCTATAACGAAACCAAATCTCATCTATATATGCTCCACTAATAGATGTATCTGTCAAAGCAGAGTCAACATCAAAAACTTTTGTAGAGTTACCAACAGCAGTTGGAATAAGACTGGTAGAAAAGGCTTGACCTGATGCAACAGTTAATAAAGTAGAAGTCGTCGCTGGACGATCTACCATTAACGGTTGTTTATTCGAACTACTACTTGACACTTTTATTGATAGATAGACTTAATTTCAATTATAACTGAAGGTTTTTTACCAGCGAGCTACTTTTGGATCAAGATCTTCTTCAAAAGTTCTCCAAGGATCTTGTTGATCGTATGCATCGTTCTGCTCTTGTGTTTCCCATGCATCACTATCTTTAGGCTTAAATCCTCTTCCAACACCTTGAGGGGCATCTTGATACCCTGGAGTTATACCTGCAATATTCTTCTGTCCTGCCATACGTTGTTGTCTTCCTTCAGTAAAACGCCTACCAGTGTCAGGTCCCTCTGACTCCCAAGGTATTCTTTCTCTTCTTGCACCAAAAAGATACCCGTTTCTTGTTGTAGGTTGAACAGCGTTAAAACGTCCTGCCATCTTATGCAGCCGCTACATTGAAGGTTACAGTAGCCGCAGTACCACCTGCCTCACTTACCCAATTTGTTCTTACCCACTTAACTGGTCTTCCAGAAACACTATAAGAAGTTGTTCCATTAGCAGTTATTGTCTGATTAGCTATTATTGGAGCATAATTAGTTCCATCAACGCTACCTTCTAATCTAACAATTACGTTTGTATCAACACTGGCAACAGTAACAATAAAAGTGTAATCCCTTGTAGAGAAAGTATTATTAACAGCTACTTGTAAAGCGGTACCAACAGCTGGTGCTGATAACGTACTTTCTGTACTGAAAATAGTATCCTGAAAATAATTTATAGCCATAAAACTAGAACTGACTTATTACCTAGAATAACAGGGGGAAACGCTACGTATTATCCCTAAATTTATTTGCAAAATCCTTTTTAAAAATACTTAAAAATTCCTTACCTTTACTTTCTTTACTCTTAGCAGTTCCTGTTCTTTCAGTAGAATCAGTCCATCTCTTATATCCACCAAGTGACTTAGGATCTGCCTTGGCAGTTTTATACTTTTCTCCATACTTACTACCGCGTTCAGTAGTATTTTCCCAATCCATATCATCGAAAATCGACATAATTACCTCCAGGGGTCTCTGCTATTTTTTAAATTCTCAGACTCTGCTTTAGTAGCCTGAGGAGTATTTGAAAATTTATTAGCCGAATGTAATTCTTTTTCTACTTCAGTAGTTTCACTTGGAGTAGGTCTCTCTATTCTTTCTCTTTCTCTATTAAGAGATTTTTGTCCTTCTGAAGTAGCTCCAAGACGTTGAGCTCCTCTATTACGATCCTGTTGATCCCGTTCTCTTTGAGAAGCAGAATAATCAGTAGCTAATCGTTTAGCTCTTTCTCTCTTTGCAGCTGGATCTAATGCCATAATGAAAACTCCTAACGATAATTAGTTTCAAGAACAATTCTGGTACCAACAGCAACGTCAGCAGGTCCAGGTAAGGCTTGAATAAATTCAGCCCCTTCTCTATTGAAACGATAACGTGCTTGCTCTGGATTTCTATAGTTTGGAACATATAAATGGAGAGCTAATCTATCTGTTTCATATAAATAAATCTGCGTCCAAGTTTTAAGTGTCTCTTTAAAATCAGAAGTTGAAATTGTTCTATCAACGTCACCTAAAATACTCTCTATTCTACTTTTTGGAACTGAATCATTATTAACGCTACCAGTCATATCAGTGCGTTTTTCAGCCTCGTCACAACGACTAATCTGTTCAACAATCTTGTCATACCAAAAAGAGTCCTGAATATTATTCATTGCCTCTTCAAGTCGCGCTTGGTCACCAGCTGGTACCGAGGTTAAATTATAACCTAGATGCCAACGCACCTTAGATTGTACATAAGTATCAAGCTTCATTAATCAACACTAAAACAAGCCTAGTGTCAGTCTACTCGGACTAAGTTCTCCTTAAAAATTTCATCCCAATCAACTCGTTTAATATTTCTCAATTGTTCTAACTTCTGAAATCTTTCACCAGATTGGGAAGTCTGTAAATCTTTAATATCACGAGCTGTTTTAAGACCTACCCCAGGTAACGCATCAGCAATTTGACGTGCAGAAGCAGTATTAATATTGACACGAGTATCAATGGGGAAAGTCTCTCTTGTAGTTAGTTTTGCAGGTTTAACTCCTTCAGCTGCTAATTCTGCAGTAAGACGTTCTTCTGTGCGTATTTTTTCATTAGTAGCATCTATATGAGGAGTCAAATCACACTCATCTACATATAAAACTTCATCTTGTGCATCTAGGCACATCATGATGCCTTCACCATGAGAAGAGATAACTTCAACAAGTCCTCCAGTGACTTTGTATTGATACAACATAAACAGACTAGGTTGATACGTTACGACAATAACCCTACTAAACCTTAGCTTTTAAAGCGGATGGTTAGGGTGAGAGTTATCCATCAATAATCCAATTAAAGCTAAAGTGATACCCATAATAAATATCACAGTGATTAATTGCATAATGAATTTGTCAGTACACAAATTATAGACAAGAAAAAAGCGAGCCACAAGGACTCGCCTAATTCTCTTAATCTAAAAGATTATTACTCGTCGTTACCACCTAACTGAGAGGCGAAATCGATGAATCCTTGGATATCATTCCAAGAAACATTAGCAGCAGGACGTAGATAGTTCACGCGGCAAAGAATGTAGCCTGCGCGACCAGCAGTTGAATCGTCAGCACTAATATAAACACCATCACCAGACACAGAAGTGTTAGTAATTGCGTTTACATTGTATACCTTGAATGTGGTATCTGCTACAACCTTATACATCATGGAATCAGCAGCATCACCAGCAGCAATTGTGCTAGTTACGCTTGACCAGAATGGTAGGTTGCCTGTTGTTGTGTCAGCAGCTCCTTGAGCAAAAGCACTAGAAGCAGCAGTAATTGAAGAACTAGCTGCAGCTAGACCATTTAACTGAGTAGCTGGAACACCGAGTGGTGCGCCACTGTTGTCAGGTCCTAGAAGTAGTAGCTCAGTACTTGTAGCTCCTAAATCAGCTGTTACAGGTGCAGCAGGGAATCCTGCTCTATCTTGTGCAGCTGAAGGTACGTCTTGTCCAATAGCGATTGAAGCTCCATAGACATAAGCTGGACGAGCAGCACTAGCTTGTACAACAAGGCTAGTACGATCATCACGAACTCTGTCTCCAGAACGTCTATCAGGAGAAGGTACTGTGATATTGAAGCTCTTGTAAGAGGCTTTATCAGCCGCTACGTTGGAAACTTTTACATAACCAACAATTTCAAATGCTTCAACACCTGGAAGGCCGAAAACGCCTTCGTCGTTGTAACCAGAAAGTCTATTAATCTGATTACCTGGCTGGAGAACGGCTCCAGATTGTCCTTTATAAGATGCCATTAGTTAATACCTCCTTATTCAGTGATAGTGAAGGCTGTTGTAATGAAGTCCTTATTCAAGTTCGCAAAGCCGGCATAAAGTTGCCATATCAAAATGATAAAGCGACTGAAGTCGTCGTTGTTATTAATTAGAACTTGAGCATTTGGACCACCAATACCTACACCGATCGCCTGAGGGCCGAAGAATAGGCCGGCAGGAGTTTTCTTAGTTTGTGCACCATTACCATCGCCGATATCGACCGAGATCTCTTTGTCAGGGAAGTTAGTAGATTCGAAGAATCTAACACCTTCAAAAACAAATCCTGATGGCATAACTGGCTCGCCAGCTACGAATTGTGCTTGACCGTACTGTCCGCCACCGTAGATAGCCTGGTTAGGAGCCATTGCACCCATAAGAGGGTTAGGCTGTCCCATACCTGGGTAACGTGCAATTTCACGGAAGCCTTGATCAGCACGTAGATCTTTCATAAGTGAAGGATCTGCTATGCAACGATAGTAGCCATCAGCGAAAACTGGTACGTGACGCTTACGTAAGCTCTTAACAACGTCTAAAAGGTCAGTTTTTACATTGAACTTGAAGCGCTCAGAAGCGTATTCTGTAGCTGTGTAAGCAGTAAGAGTAGTGGAGTTACTCTTAGCTTTTCCGTTAGGATAGTAGTAACCACCTTGTGAATCACTACTTTGACCACGTGATTCAGTCTTGAATAGCTCGTCTAAGAAGACGCGATCACGCCAACGGCGATAATCATCAAGAAGGGTAAGCGATCCTATTGACTGATGGAACATGTTAAGGTTCCCAGTATCAAGCAATAGACGCTGAGCGGTCATTAATGTCTCACGAGCAATCTTGAATGTGCTAGGGAGATTTGTGTTATTTGGATCTGCTGGTCCAGTATATTCACGGAGAGATACTAGAACCTTGTCCTTGACAATAGATCTGCTGTTTGCTGTACCAATGGTTTGATCCTGAGTACGCTCACGGCTTGTCTTAGTGCCAGGGTTACCAAAGAACCTGTAGCGGTCTAACTGAACAGTTTGACCAGGTTGCTTAGTAAAGTCATGTACGACTACTGGTTCGGCAGCCATCTCCACAATATACGCTGGATGGGGCCTATAAAGCTCCGCACCAAGCAGTTTGGGGAAATCGTTGTCTATAAACATTTTGTTTTCTCAGCGTTTAGTTTGCTGATATCTGAGAACAAAATCCTCTTACGAGGATGAAGTCTCTATATCTGGAAAAAATCCATTGAAATAATTATAATATGGGTTTATCAACCTACTTATATAAGTTTGACGTCTACTAGACCATGTTGTACTGAGAATAAGCAGTAGAAGGTACAACTGCTTGTCCATCAGGCTTTGGATTTGGATTAATATTTTGAGGTTGCAAATCTGATTGAGAAGCTTCTTGTTCTGCAGCAAGAGCCATCATTATATTCTTGTAGTCTTCAGACTTTTCAACGGCTTCAATAGCTTTTTCTTTGCTCATTTTTTCTTAGCAGGTGGATAGCCAACAGGAAGTTGTTGGAAAGCGGCAGGTGGCATCATTTGTGCCAAGGTCATCTGATATTGTGCAAGAAACATCTTTTGATTATTAATACTTGCATTCAGATTTTGAGTTGATGAAAGACCATTCATCGGTAATGGAGAACCTGGAAGATTTAATTTCAAATAACTTGACTCTAAATCTTGAGGCATAGGAGAATCATTAACCGCTGGATCTCTCATTGCACCATAATTGTCTGTCATTCCATATATAACTTGTCTCTGAGCGTCACCAGCACCAAACATTGTCAGTCCTGGGGCTCCCATACCTCCCCCAGCTGTACCAAATCCAGAAAGAAATGAATTTGTTCTATCTTGTGCGCTACCTTTCTTTTTTGCCATTAGTAAAAAAAATAAAATAGGGGGTAGAAAAACTACCCCTTATTTAGTTATTGAATTACTCCATTACAAGGAGCTTTTGACGGAAGATTTCAGGATCTTGCTGAGCTGCATTTAGATACTTCCAAGCTTCTTGAGGGTTACGATCAGCTGCATTTCCGAAGTTATTCCAGAAATCAGTTGGGTTAGCCGCTCTCTGAGGCTGTGGAGGAACTGGCATCTCAGGGCGTGAAGGAGCTGCTGCAGCTGGAGCTTGTCCAGTAACATTAGGCTGTCCAGTTACCTGAGGAGCATTTGCATACTGCTGACCTACTGCTTGACCTTGAGGAGCTGCTGGTCTTTGTGCAGGAACAGGATAAGGACCATTCTCACCAAAGAACTCACATGTGTAATCAGCAAGAACATCTGGATCAGTAAGGATTCTTTCGTAAACCTTATGCTCTGCAGATAATTCCTTAAGTAGACCTGCTGCCTCATTTAACTGACCATTAGTAGCAGATACAGCATCTTCTAATTGACAAGAATAGTCATTAAGAATAGCTGCAGTGTCAGGACCAAAATGATCAATGACATTGATGCTTGCAGGACTAACTCCGTTTGCGAGGAGCTGGTCTGGTGTTATCTCCTGTAAGGTTTGGGAAGAGTTGTCCGAGTATGCCGGGCTGTTGTTGATCCCAGGCATAGAGGTCTGAAGACCCTGGTTGGCGAATTGGGTCGTTTGTTGGGAACCGTAACTGGCCGGGTCGACTGCTTGAGTCTGAGGCGACTGTTGACCCTGGAACGGGAATTGGACTGGTGAACTCAGGAGCCCCACCACCTTGTTGAACGCCTCCTTGTAAGGACTCTCCTGCTGTTGGGGAGCCTGGGATACCTGGGGGCTGTACGCTGTAGGGGCTGAATTCTGGTAAGGTACCGCCGTCTGCGCTGGCGCTTGTGTCATTGGTGCCGCCATCGGCTGGGAGCTCGCCACCCATTGGGGAGACGTTCCCACTACGGGTGCCTGGGCTGCTGACTGAGCCGCTGGAGCCACGTAGCTGGTCGGCTGGGTCTGGGATACTTGGGGTGCCGATTGGGTCGGCGCTACGGTAGCGTCCTGCATAAGTTACTTCCTTCTGTAATGATTCGAGGGTTCTATATAAAAATGGGGTGAGATCAAGTCTCGGGTCTGCAGCCATCGGTAAATTCGGTTGCTGCGGATGCGGAGTCCTCATCTCTTGATTGACTAAGTCAATGAGTTGAGAATACGCCCTCTGTACTTCTCCTACCATTCTAAACGGATAACCAGAAAGCATTCCTGCAATCTCGTCATCAGTTTTGGAAGGAAATAAATACTTCAGTGCTTCTATACTATCAACACCCAATTCTTGTAGGTTTCTTGTGAAGATAGATTGGTTCAATTTATCTTGTGCCGTATCCTCATAAACTGGTCCCATCCAACGCCAACTAACTGATCTATCTCCGTCAGGAGCCAGTCCTACAACGCCATCTGGAATCTCTTTAGTCTCAACTGCAGCATCAATAGCTTTCTGTAAACGACTCTCATATCTATCTTTTTGCTTTATATACTTCTCATATAGCACTTCATCATCGGGATCTTCAGGAGGAACTGGATATTTAATTCCTGATTGAAT